TATATATTAGGCTACTTTCTGGGTATATAAATAAAGGTCCATTATCACAATCAAAAATGTATTGCCCAGATGCAGTACCTGGTGCTTTAAAAGTAAAAACCAATGAATACGGGGGTGATAAAGCAGTAGGTAAAGCACTATAATCAATTCCCCCTCCAGTACAATCTACTCCACCAATCCCCCAACTCGCACCAACAATAGTCCCAGCATTCCCATTCCCGCTCATATCATTTAGATACAAGCCAGACTGCTCGTTCATTATCCATTGACCAACAAGCCCTTTTCTATGAGGGTGTGCTGGGTTTGGTAAAAGTCCTCTAAATGGTTTTTGGGATTTTAACATATTTCAAATTAAACAGATGAATAATTCCAAGACTGGACATAAGCTCTTACATCGTGGCTGTCTGTTGACCCTGTTTGCTTTACTCCAATTCTGAAATGAAGTAAATCTTTTATAACTAAAGATATTTGGTTTGGATCTGTGTCTTTATCAATTTGTTGCGAGAAAATAGGAGTGTCGTCATAGTTAGAACCGTCTAATGAACCATAAATTGCAACTTCTACATCATCAGTTGGAGTTGAATCAAAATTAACCTCAACTATCACGTGCGAGCCATCATATCCATTAGTCTCCAAATCAACATCAGAAGAGAAACTTTCAGTAGTTCCGCTTAATGTCACATATCCATCGCCTGACCCTATAATTTGAGCAAGGGCGGCAAAAGCTCTTTTTATTGTAGCCATATTATTTACTTAGCTCCGTTTCTAAATTAGTTTTTAAATCGACCAATGAAGTTTCAATAGTTTTTGTATTTTCAACTTCTGTTTTTTCTTTTAATATTTTTGCTTTTAATATCTGCATTAGATTATCTTTAATATCTTTATTATCTTTGTGCATTCTCGCTGATATTGTTTTTGTATCAATAGTTGTTTCACCATCTATAATACTTACTTCTATTGAAGCAATGACATCGTTGTTTTGTTTTGTGATTGTAATGTCTCCTAGTTGTGTTGTCATATTTCCTCTCTAAAATTAAAAAACACCTAAAACTATTTAGGAGTGTAACCTAAGTTTTAAGTGTGTATTCTTGTAAATTGCTTTTTTAGTCACGACTACCCAGCAATTTGCTGATTTCAAGTATATCTATATTTTCATATTGTGAACAAACATAATCAAGATGTGTAAAAACTTTAAAGCCAATTTCTTTTGCCATTTTACAAAACATTAAATCTAAACCAATATTTTGTGTGCCATCTTCGTTCCAAGTTCTTTTAAAAGGAAAATCTAATTTTTCTAAAACCCTCCTATTTATTATAATACAACCTGTACCAACTGCATCAACTTCAATCATACCTTCGTTCCCTTCTACTTTTCTTTGCCTATATCCACTTTCATTTTCCACCCAATCAAGTATCATATACCCTATTTCTGTTTTTCTTTTATCTCCTACTATCTCGCTTTTCCATATAGGGACTGGCAAGCCAATTATATCTTTATCATATCCTATTAAACTAAGAATATTTCTATGAGGGACAATATCATCATCTATCATTATAAGCCATTCTCTATCTGTTTTTAAAAATTCACGAACAATTAAGTTCCTGCTATGTTGTATCGGCTTATAGAATGGGTAAGTTATTGTTAATTGATACCTATTATCAGTTAGCAGTTGCATCAAATAATTAGCCAATTCTGGGCGTATGCTTCCTTGATTAAGAACTGATATTTGGATTTTAGATGTGGTTTTTAACATCAAAAAGTTTAGTTTTGTTAATGCCTAATGTTTCATCTTCTGGGTTTATCGCTTTTTTATCTTCATCGCTTAGTTTATTGTCTAATGCTGATTTTGCTAATATTTCTATTACTTTATTCTGATCTGATATTGTAACCCTTTGTGGACGATATTTCCTCCCGAATTCATTAGCTTCTTCTTCTAATATTTCTACAATATCATCTGTTTGTAAAAAACTAGTTAAATCTTCATCTTTTACTATACCAATACAATATCCAAATCTCCCGATAGTTTCTTCTGAACCACCATAAGCAAGAACGCTTATTTTAGAAGCATTATAACCTTTTGGATAAACATTATGCGTTCCACCGCCAGCTAAATCTTCCATCTTAATTTTTACTTTAACTATTTTGCTCATCTTTTATACTTAAAATCTTTTAAATCTATATCACGACTATTCATAGTTTATAAAGGGGTTTTTCCTGTCTTTGGTATTTCTGTTTTGCCTATTTTCCCATAAATATCTGGTTGCAACATTTTGCCTTTTTCATCAACATCTTTTAAACTACCCCATTTACTTTTAAATTTGTTGTACCCTTCTGTAACTAAGTTATATGCTCCAACTTTATTTTTAGTTGTACACCACCAATGCCATACAATGCTCATACCAGTCCCTATCATTCTATAACCGCTTAAATAGGCAACCCTATCTAAATCGTAATCTTCACCGCCACCAGCTGGGAATGTTTCGTCGTATAATCCAACCTTATCTAATAAATCTTTTCTGTAGACTGTGCACCAAGTACAAATCCCATCGATAAAACAATATTGGTCAAGTGCTTTTCCGTCCCGCTGTATTTTCCCAAATCTTTCAATAAGTTGATTATATTCTTCATCTGTATATTCTTTTTTGTATTCCCATTCGCTTACTGGTGTTCCACCTGCATCTAAGTTTCTTGGCGATGTTGGATTAACCCCCAATGCCTTATCATATTTAGCAAATGTTTTTTCTATGCCGTCCCACCATTTAATGTTTATAAATTCTACATCATCATTTAAGGCAGTAACATATTTTGTATCTGCTAATCTAATACCTGTATTAGTAGCTTTTGCAAACCCTAACTTTCTATATGACCTTATATAAAGATGTGTTTTATCTATAATCTCTTGTGGCAATCCTTCTTCACTTTGGTCAACAAGTATTACCCTAAAATTATGCGGAGTATATTTATATAATGTTTCTAAACATCGTTTTATACCATCTTTATTATTTAAATATGGGATAACGAATGTATTAATAATTTCCATTTATAACCTGTTATAACTTTCTATTTTACTAATTATATTATAGCATTTTTTTAGCTTTTAATCAATTTTTCATTATAAGGATTATTAGAAATTTTTCTTTCCCAAAATTCTATACATTTATCTAATGCTTTGTCTAATGTTATCTCTGGCTTCCATCCTGTTTTAGATGTAACCTTTTTATTAGTTGAATTAAGATAAAATATTTCGCCTGGACGGAGTTCCCTTGCATACCAATTTATTTTACCATCCCATTTAAGTTTTTTAGCAATTTTTTCTGCAAGTTTTTTAATTGTTAATCCGTTAGCAGGTCCTGTATTTAATATTTCACCAAATAAATCATTCTTCTTATAGGAAAGTAATACTTCATATAATCGTTTCAAATCTTCTATATGTATGAAGTTTCTTGTTGGACGCGGATCGCCTAATTCTATTTTATCTTTATTTTTTAACATTTGTGTGATAATAGTTTCGGCTACAAAATAATCATTATCTAATCGTCCTATACAGTTTGTTTGCCTTAATGTTATAATCGGCATTTTATAGCAATCAACAAGGTATTCTATAAACTTTTCCATTCCTAATTTTGCGACTGCATATGGAGCTCGTGGATGAGGGGTTAAATCTTCCGTAAAAGGTTTTTGTTTCTGTAATCCATATACTTCCATTGTGGAAGATACTATTATTTTTTTAATACTTGGTATATTTCTTTTAATAGCTTCTAGGAGATTGATTGAACCTATGTAATTAACTTCCCCTACTTCTTGTGGCTTTTGGAACGAATAAGAAACTGGCGTTATTGCCCCTAAATGTAATACATAATCAGGACGAAAATCTTTTACTATCCATTCTATACCGCAATAATCTCTTAAATCTCCCTCGTAAAGCACAACATTAGATTTTTTAAGCCTTTCAATAGCATCTCCACGCCTTGAACTTTGCCTTACTATCCCAGCTACATTATATTTTTTAGAAAGTTCAACGCCTAACGCAGAACCTATAAAACCGTTTACCCCTGTTATCAATACTTTTTCTTTGCCACTATGTGGCTGTGTAAATTTTTCCATTATTTCAACTTACTTATTAAATTATCCCACCTTTGTTTTGCAAATTTTATATCGTGATTATCAGCTACATATTGCCTATATTCTTTTGAATTATATGGTTCGTTTATAACCCTATCAACAACTTCATCAATCGTTGTCCAAACATATTTTCCCCAAATATCTTTCGCACCTGGAAAATTATGGGCATAAGTTTTTATACCGCTTGCCATTGCTTCGCCAACTACTAATGAAAAAGCATCTTTAAAATGTGTAGTAACCATATAATCTTTATCTTCTAAAAATTCTTGGATACTTGGGATTTTGTTTTCTATAATTTCAAAGTGTTTAAATATTCCCATTTCTTTTAGTATATGTTCAAAATATGCGTGTAACCATCTTTCATTGCTTCTTGTCCCCACTATATGGAATGTCCAGTTATTATCAATATCAATTAATTTTTTAGCAATCTGAGCGAATAACCCTAAACCTTTTGCACTCCATCTATGTGATATGAAAGCCATTTTTTTATTACTGCCATTTCTTTCTTTGAATTTCCATTTATCTAAATCTATTCCTAATTGCATTTGTTCCATTATAATTTCCCCTTTATCAATTTTTTCTTTTAAAACTGGACATTCTGTTAAAACCAAATCCCTTATAACAGGTGATAAATAGGTAAAAGCATTTATATCATCCCATATTACTTGCTTGTGCCGTCCTACCCATATTTCAATATCAACAGCACGAACAATAACTTTTGGCTTATGTCCCATTAAGCTAAGCGGTTTTAATTTCCATTCTCCTTTATTGTCAGGGTCTGGGCGGCCTTGTGTGGCTATCTGTATATTGCTATCAAGCCATTCAAACCAAGCTATATCAGCCCATTCACACCATTTATCATTATATCCCATTGAGTGCTTTACTTCGTGACCTTGTGAATCCCAATGTTCCCATATTTCTCTTGTTGTTTTACCATTTACATTATCAAAGCAAACTATTTTCATAATTCAAATTTTTCTAGTTTATTATTCCAAAAAACAAATGTTGAATTTACCCCTTGTGGATATTTGAAACGAAACTTCCAATTATCATCGTTGAATAATCCCGTCAAAGTTTTTTCGTTAAAATCAGTTTTGTGGAAAGGATTTATACCAACAGTTGGTATGACTGGAACTGATATAATAATTGTTCTTTTAGTAGCTTTTTTTATTTTTTCTGCTAATGTGTTTGGATTACTGACGTGTTCTAAGCATTCAAGGCAAACAGTCAAATCACATTCAGGCAATTCTATTTCATCTAAATTGTTACATATAAATTCTATATTATCTTTTCTAAAAGTATTTTTTGCAGAATTTATTATATCTTGGCAATAATCATATCCTATAACTTGTTTTGCATTTTTAGAAAGTATTTTTGAACCATACCCATTGCCACATCCCAAATCTAATACAATATCATCATTAAATACAAACCCACTTGCATTAAAATAACGCCATAAATGAGCACTGCTAGCACCATCTTCTAAATTAACTTTTTTTATTGGATACCGCTCACTCATAATTTATAAAATTATTTAATTTATCTTTTGTTTTACTATCTACTTGTATATCGCAATATTCAAGTATTCTATCTATTTGATTGCTTGTATCATTTTTTATTAAATCATCAAACCATACATCTAATACTTTCCTATTTTTTGGTATTTCATCTAGTAAATTATTTCTTCCTATAAATAGATTATGGTTCATATTGTTTATCATTTCTTCTGTTATATCTTCAATTTTATTTCCTCGTGTTTTTAACATACTAATATAAATGTCACGAAGCGGTCGCATACATCTTATTATTTTTGGATTTTTGAATTGTTTAAAATAAAATTCTAAAAAATATAATGTGCGTGGGTCTTTAAACCCCCATTTTTTACCTAATGCTTGCCGTTTTTTTATAAGGGTTTCCAATGCATCTACCCATTCCTTAGAATATTGTTTTAGTTTATTCCGCCCAGTATGGAAATCTAAGAATTCCCTATCTTCAAAATAACCTTTTGGATTATTTCTGTTTTGTATAATAAATGTTTCCCCCATAAATACACCTGCATTATGAAGTATCCCTGCTACTGCACTTGTCCCGCTCCTCCCCGCTCCTAATACTAATATTGGATCGTTCATAATTTTATACAATCTGCTGTTAAATTCCCACCACCACTATATGCTAATTTATTTATTTTTAATCCCATTAAAGGTAATTCTTTTTCTAATATTTTTTTTGTAAAACCTGTTTTATGTAAATTCTCTGGATAATCTTGAGCCCCAAATAATAATCTAATTAAATAATCATCATTATCTTTGTGTATTTCTACTGCGTTCCTTATATCTGGGACACGGAAATGTAAACGTCCTCCTTTTTTTAATTTATCTACCCAATGTTTTAATACCCCACGCCATTCGTGTGTTCCTAAATGTTCTACTACATCTAACGCAGTGATATTATCTACATAGTTATCATCATATGGCAAATCTCTTACATCACACACTAAGTCAACATTTGGTAAATCCCTTATATCAATATTGATATGATTTTCCCAATAAGATTTTCCGCACCCCAATGCTAAACTAAGTGGTATATCTTCTCTTTTTTTAAAATTAAATGGTATTTTACTTTCCATAATTACTTTTGTGCAACAATCCAAGTTGTTATTGCATATTGCCTTTCGTTTATTTTTATCACTTCTCTTGGTGCAACTTCCCATCGTTTTCCTGCGAAAATAAGTTTTAATGCTTCACGATTGCCCCATCCATCACAAGTCCAAATATTACTATAATTTTTATGTAACATTCTTAAGCAAGCAGGGGTAAATCTCCAATAATCCCCATAATCTTTAACCCCCCAACTCTTACAATGTTCTTCATTCATAAAACAAGTAGTATGTATTACCCAACCACCAGGTTTTAGCACTCTGTAACATTCATCTATTGCCTTAAAAGGATTTTCTATATGTTCTAACACTTGGTCTGATATAATATAATCAAATTCATTATCAGAATATGGTAAATTTTGAATATCTGTATCTGGGAATTTTACTTCAACAAGTTCTGAATTAGCTTTATCAAACATATCCCATATAGCCCCCGCCCCGCTGATTGCAAGAACTTTCCCCGAACGCGGGGTTTTAAAGAATTCTTTTATTTTATCATATAAAACTTCTCGTGTTATGTGCATTTTATTATCCTTAATATTATTTATTATTTTCATTTAATATGCTTTTCCAATCAAAATCACCATTATCTTTTGGAATAAGCGTGTTAAAATCTACACGCCTATCATATCTTTCTGAAGGCGGCCATATAGGGTTATGCCCGTGTTCTTCTGGTTTCATATCTCCATATCCCCAATTAATAGCAAAAAGATGATAACATCGTATAAATTGTGCATACCCTGTTTTATACCCTTCTTTTTTTAACTTGCCACAAATACATCTTTCTTCTGAACCACGCCCATTTAAAAATTCATTACGCCATCCGCCAACTTTTCTTACCAAATCAGTTTTCATTATTCTAAATGAACCGCCTGGATGTGGAAATTCTTTTATAGGAGTTTTTTCATCAAAGATATTACCTGTCCCTACCATTATCTGCATTCTGCAAGCTATCGCCGCATATTCTGGGTTTTCTTTTATAAGTGTTAACAATTGTTGTAGCCAATCTGGATTTGAATTTTGTGGGATAATATCGTTATCTGTGCTAACAAAATATTCACTTTTGACAAGTTCTAATAATTTATTTTTTGCTGGTTCTAACCCTATATTTTTTTCTGATAATATCAATTCGCTAATTATCCCTTTTTCTTTATATTCTTTTAGCATTTCTACTGTGCCGTCAGTTGAACCATTATCAAAAACAAGTATCCTATAAGGCGTTTTAGTTCTTTCTACTATTCCATCAATGGTAAATTTAGTAAAAAATTTTCTCTGGAATGTTGTTATTGCAATATCCATATTAGCTCCAATCATTCCCGTGTTTCCCACAATATATATAAAGGGCTGTGTTTAAACACTTGGAATTATACTTTCTAGTTATCATATAAAATTCTAAATAATCATCCCCCCAAGGGTTCCCTAATTCTTTACCATTCGGAAATAAAGGTGCTATCTCTGGGTATTTTTCTTTTGCCCACGCAGCCAATTTCCAAAGGTTTAAATCTTCTGGCATATACCCTACATCTTCAAGAATTTCCCTTTTAAAAATAAATGCTCCACTTGTTATCGTCCCAGATGGAAAAACTTCTTGTGGCTTGAATTCTTTTGCTGGTTTAACAGTAACTCCGTAATTTCTATGCACCTGTATAAAACCGCTATTAAATACTTTATAATCTGGATATTTGATTATTGCTTTATTAAATGCTTCAAGAAAAACAGGGGAGTAACAATCATCATCGTCAAGTGTACATATCCATTCGCCAGTCGCATTTCTTAACCCTTCGTTTCTTGCTCCGCATCTATTAAACCCAGCTTTCTTTATATACTTAATCCTATCATCATTAAAACTTTTACATACTTCTTCACACTTATCTTTCCCACCATCATCCACAACAAGAATCTCAAAATCTTGGAATGTTTGTGCTAACACGCTATTTATTGCTCGTGGCAAAAAATATTCAGATCTATTTAATGTTGGAATTATTACTGTAAATTTAGCTGTTAGCATATAATAATGGTTCTAGCTGTTTTCTAAAAACAGTTTTTAAGTTTCTTTCTTTTCTTATTTTAGTTTTCATTGCAATCGCTTTATCATAACTTAAATAATATCTTATATGTTTTGCTATTCCTTCATAAAATTCTTTTTCATTCCCTACATCAGTTGTAGTTGTCCCAAATCCGTGTGTCAAAGCATTTATATTAGAACTAAATGGCTTATAAATCGGTTTATCACCATAAATCTGTCGCATAGGAGGAAAATCTTGGTTCAATACTAATATATTGCCACATAACGCTGCTTCTTGCACTACTAATGAATATGTTTCAGACGTTGATGATTGTATAAACACATTTGAAAGAAGTAATAAATCCCTTACCATTTCACGCGGACATCGGACGTGTGTTGAATCATCAAATTCGGATGTAAATGTTAAATCATTATCATTCAATCCCCAATCAACCCCTATCTGTTTACATTCATTCTTAAAACTAACAAATGGTTCACCTGTTCCGTGAAAATTACAAATAACTAATCTTACAGATAACCCTATTTTTTTTAATGCCCCAAATGTTTTTATCACTTTTTCTGGTTGCTTCCCTCTATCCATTCTTAGCGGATATATCCCGATAACATCAGCTTCAAGCATATTTTTATCTGCCACTAATTTTTTTGTTATTTCTTGAAACCCTAAATATTCACATACGTCTATTGGATGATTAACTTCTTTTACATCAGTTTCTTCTAAATCAAACATTTTCATAACTCTTGGAGTATCTAATGAATTTGGGTAAACATAAAAACTATTTGGGAATCTTTGGTATCTAAGTGCTTTATAATTATCAAATTTCTGTGGTTCATCTGGGCAAGAATGTATCCAATGTAACCATTTTATATTTGGCAGTTCCTTTGCTACTAATCTTGATGCTTGATTATGCGGTAGATGAGCCCATTGATATACTATATCGTGTGTTATACAAACATCTGTATCCTTCAATATTTCAAACAAAGGAGTTTTTATCCCATTTACTATTTCATCAAAATTATCAAAATTCCCAGAATTATCTAATGGAAAGTTTGGTATCTTTTTAATCGTTACTCTTTCATCTGAAAATACTCCTGCATTTTCAGGGTTGAATGATTCACAAACTATAACTGTTGGGCTATAATTGTGCATCAACAACATTTTGACTTGGTCTGACACAACATTGATTAACGAATATGCTGCATCGTATTCAAGGAAAGTTGTTAATATTGCTACTTTTTTCATAATTTTATCTTACTTATTATATTCTAAGGCGTTTTTATTATTAAACCATATATTTACCCCATATTCTTCTTTGTTTATATCACAGGGCTGTTTTTCTTCTTTTCTTTTTTCTTTAATATTCCACTTTTTTTTGATAATTTTTTCGTATTCTTTTTTATTTGGAATTTCTACATTTAATTGATTAAGAAAATTTTTAAAGCTATTCCAAACAAGCAGTTGCTTTAATGATATTGTTATTATTTTCTTTTTACTGCCATATTTTTTAAGTATATTATTAGCTATTTTTTTCATTTCTAATACATACCAATAGCACATTTGATAATCGCTCCATTCTTTCGGCGTATCTTTTGATTTTAAAAGCCAATTTTTGCCTGTTTCTGTTCTATCTGGTATATCGTTTAATTGATAAAACGATAATGCTGTTTTTCTGTCATCCCTTTTAAGATATATTAAATCAAATGGTATTTTTAATTTAACTGCTGGCTTTAAAAACCATTTGCAAAATATATGCGATGTTTCTATATAAATTTTTTCTTCGCTTTTTAACATTTTTGGCAATTTTTCTTCTAGTAGAAATTCTTTAAAATCACGTTTATAGTAATAAGCGTCTGAAAAAGTTGGTTCTGGTTCGTGTTTCGCATTAACATTTGGGCATATATTAAGCAATTTTGAAAGCAACATTGTCCCAGACCGTCCTGATGTTATAGTAAATACTAATCGTTTATCTACCATACCCATATACATTGCTTTTATCTATATCATACTTTTCTTTTCCATTGTATGTTTTGCAAGTTGCGTTTATGAACTGTTTTAGTTTCCTTGTGTCTCTTGGGAATAATCTTTTAGCGTTTTGGTTTGTTTTATCTTCATTTTTCATATAACTATGTAAATGCCTTATTCTAGCCCTTTTGCATACTATATACTTTTTCGCTTTTCTTGCTTTTATTTGGAATGCAACATCAGCATTGTATTGATAGTAATCGTCAGGGAGCAAATTATTATTATTTAATTTATAAGCAAATTCTTTTTCAGCTAACCCATAAGAAGAATGTTTTTCTTTATCTATATCATAAAATTTGACTAATCCAACCCCTTTTAATAAATGGTTCATCGTATACATCGCTTCTGAGAGCCATCCTGTTTTTACAAATACATCATCTGCTAAGAATACTACATATTTACCTTTTGCAGATATTGCTCCACTGTTAATGCAGCCAACATATTTGGATTTGCCATAGTTTATTTTGACTGTTGTCCCACCACTTGCTATTTTGTATGTTTCATAATCATCATAATCTATAACAGTTATAATTTCGTAATATGGGTATGCGGTGTTTTCTTCTATTAGCTGTAATGTTTCCTTAAGAATATCTATCCTGTATTTTGACGGGATTATTATACTAACTAAATCTTGCATTTTATTTCTTTTATAAATTGCTTATTGACTGGCTTAAAATAAATTTAAACCAGCTATATGAAATTTATTTTGCTTCTACTACATAAGAAACAGCGACCAACACTGCAGCTGTTCCTACATACCACCAACAATTAGTATCTACTAAAGATGGGAATAAAGTTGCAACAGCAATACCTGCTACAAGTGAACTTAATATAATAAATAATTTTCCTGTAAAAGTTTCCATAGTTATCCTCTCTAGCTAATAATATAGCTCAAATCTCTTGGTATATCATTAGAGATAGAAGCACCTAAACATTTCAAAAAATCAGTTGGATTATATACATAAGAATTAACTTTTTGAAGAATATCTTTTATTGTTGCTTCTTTAATATTTTTACTGTTTATATCCATTGATATTGATAATTTGTTTTTTTGTAAATTATATTCTATCGTATGGTTAAATTTATCTTTAAATTCAATTTTCGACATCCAAACATCAATATTATTTGGCAATCTTAATAATTTTTTTTCATTTTCATTTATTTCGTATTCAATTTTTACTCCTATGTTTATATATTCAATATCATCAGTTCTAGCAAAACGCCACCTTGCTTCTTGCAACTTTTCAAGTGTTTTTAGAATATTATCTATTGCAACTTTTACTGGTATATCTTTTGCATCATATTGTGCCAATACACCATTAACCATCAACCCTGATGTTTGTTTTTTATGGATCATAGCTACCCCGTGATTTGCATTTTCATTTATGACTGAAACAGAAAATCCTTTATCGCTTAATACTTTATCATCTTTAAGAAAATCGGATGCTTCTTTGAAATAATCTTTAAATTTAACTACTGCTATTAGTTCTTTAAAATTGCCATTATTTTCCATTGTAATACCCTTCTATTATTTTATTAACTCCTTTTTCACCTAAAACACTTAAATTATACATAACTGCTCTGCGATAATCTGTTTCTTCTTTATTCCCTATATGTAAAGGGTTTAATGAAGCATCACAGTATATTTTAAATCCAGCTTTCCCAGCATCTAAACAGAAATTTATATCTTCCCCTACATTATTTTCTGGTGTATCAATCCCCTCTCGCATATTGCTAAAATAGAAATATGGCGGTTTCATTTTTTCAAATACTTTACGCTTAATCATAGTTGCCCCCATCCCTATTGTATCTACTTCAAATATTTTTCTTTCATATGGGAACACAGAAGTTAATTTATTACCAACTTTTTTTGTTATACAAGGCTTATATTCTGGCACTCTGGAACATATCATCGCCCCTACAATATCTTTATCATCTGCATATAATCTTAATGCTAAATCATTTTCAAACACTTCATCAACATCTAAAAACAATAGTTTATCGCAATTGCTTTCTAAAAATCTTTTTACAAGCATATTTCTTGAAGTATGAACCATAACGCTTGGTATTGTTGATATGATAGAATTATCTGGCAGTTGAAGTTCTTTTAGACTTATTGCGAATTTTAGATCTACCATATCGCTTTTTGATGGTATTGCTACGAACAGTTTTTCTTGCATTTGTTTTTAGCTTTTTACTGATTATTTTTTTGGGTTTTTTAATTTTTTTTTCTTCCTTTGGTTCTTTTTCTATTTTAACTCTTTCTACAAGATAATGAATATTATTTCTCGCCCAATCTGGTATAATATCAAAATATTTATATCCCCCTACTGGAATTTTTGTATTAATTTCTGGCGTAAAATTATTCGGGACTGAAATTTTAAATGCTTCTTTTAATTCAACTATTTGCTCTGGTTTAACTTTAATTTTTCCATTTTTAATAATAATCATATCATTGTTAAATTTTGATAATATTTGTTCTTTGTCTCCGCCATATTTTCTTTTAAATTTAATTGCATTTTCTTTGGCATATTCGCTAAACCCTTTAAACGCTTTTATGGTAATACTTTCAAAATGATGTATATAACTATTATGTATCGTCATCGGTGGATGCCCTGCTATAACTATCCTTGCCCATAGGCAACTATCTTCATACCAACCTATTTTAAACTGTTCATCAAACATTCCAACACTTTCTATCGCTTTTCTGCTTATAACAAAACAAAAGCCAGTAAGTTTATTCGCTTTTGTTATCTTATTTGGCAATGGTATATTATCAGGAAAATTATCAGGCATTTCACCTGCTGTAAATACTGGGCAACCGCACCAAATATTTTCATCTTTTTCCATTGCATTTATAATATTTTTTAACCAGTTTGGGGAAGGTAAAATATCATTATTTATTATTGCAATATATTTGCTATCAGAAACTTTTAGTCCTTGGTTCCAAGATTTTGCGACACCTGCATTTTTCTTGTTCTTAATCAATCTTAATCCAATATTATTCATTTTACAAAAATTTTCAACAAATTCAGAGGTTCCATCAGTTGACGCATTATCTATAAAAATAATTCTAAAAGGAATATGTGTATTCGTTTTTAAATAAATTAAACACTTCTTTGTATATTCTATTTGGTTTAATGCTGGAATAATTATATCTACCATTATTTTAATTTACTGCTTAAATTTTTGTAAATTTTTCTAAGTTCTTTAGTGTATGGGTGTCCTTGTTTATCTGATATGTTTTCATTATATTGTATTTCAATTTCTAATATTTTTAATATTTTTTTTGCTATATTTTTTGATATTTGGATATTCATTATTTTAACTTATTGATTATTTTTTGTGATGCTTGCCCATCTCCAAAAGGATTATTTAACTTTGTTATTTTTTTTATATTATTAAATGCTTTTACTATATCTTCTTTTTTAGTCCCTGTTAAATATCCTATGCCACATCTTATCACTTCTTTTCTTTCTGTTTCTGTCCTTGTAATCAGTATTGGTTTTTTTAAACAAACTGCTTCTTCTGATAATCCCCCGCTATCTGATATTATACAATCACAATGTGCTATAAGTTTTATCATTTTTCTATAACCAACTGGGGGTATCAATGTTATATAATCTTTTAATGTTTTCGTAATTTCTTTTAAAATAGGGGTTGGGTGTTCTATCATAACTATTCTTTTTGTTTTAGATATTTCTTTCAATGCTTCAAAAATATCACTCATCCCATTTTGTATATTTTCTTTTCTATGCAATGTCGTCAAAACAAAATTTTTATATTCACATTTTATATCTTTAACTTGTTTTTTATTCCTATCTGATATTTGTTTTTTTACTATATTAACTGTATCAACTATTGTATTCCCTGTATTTATTAAAATCTTTTTATCTTTTAACTGTTCGTTTTCTTTTTGTAAAGTTCTATATGCTCTTTTAGTTGGGGCAAATTGATATTTCGCCATTGTATCTATTGAACGCCTAAAAAATTCTTCTGGGTATGGGCTGTAAAGCGTATCTGTCCTTAACCCTGCTTCTATGTGTGCTACATCAATTCCTTTCATCCAAGCTACTAATGCCCCTATATATGCAGATATCGTATCACCTTGAACAATAACTATATCTGGGAGTATTTTATTAAAATGCCATTCTAATTGCGGGGCTAAATCAGCTATTAAACTTGTTAATGTATATGGTTCTTTTATGCAACATTCATTATCTATTCTTATTTTTAATTCATCACAGATATTTTTTGTTAAATCAGTATGTTGCCCTGTAAAAATAGTTTTGATAGTTTTATCAGCTTTTAATAATGGGGAAAGCTTTATTACTTCTGGTCGTGTCCCAAATATTGCTACAATATTTTTATCTTTCTTCATTATTTTACCATATTACGGATTAATTGGCTATTTTCCTATATGTTTAATAGCATTATTTAATTGCTCTTGTGTAACTTGTATTCGCAAAAATTCTATTATTTCATTAACAACTTTTTCTGGACTTTGTATTGCTTCATCGTAAGATACAAGCAGTTTATTATTTTCAAACGCCATACTTTCGTTTATTTTTTCGTAATTTTTCATCACCATAGCTAAAGAATTTTCTACTTCTGTTTTGTGCCAATCAGAATAAGATTTTGCTACATCTAATGGGTTTCTATGGACTACTATAAAATGTGCCTGTGTTAAATAACTGCGATATACATCTAATAAATCAATCATATTAACATCTTTTACCCCCCAAATACCATTACAATTGCTTTTTCTTTTATTGATAGCTTTTTCAATTTGAACACCGAATAACTGTTTTAACTTTTCTATACTTGCATCTATGCTTTCATATCGCATTATATACTGTATCATTACTTCTGATATTTTTATAATGCTTCTATCTTCAAAAAATCCTTTTGGGTTTCTATCAGATACTTGCGTTGGCAATGCTTCTTTACCCATAGGAATACCTAAATAATATAATACCCCCGCAAATAGCGACGTACCCGATCTTCGCTGCCCATAGACTATAACGCTTTTCATTTAATTTTCTCCTTGTATAGGGAAAAATTATCCATATAATATTTCCATAAATCCTTACATATACCTCCGTGTTTTCCTTTAAAATAACCTTGATTAAATGTTCGTGCTGTATGCAACCCTGCTCTATATTCTTTATCTTTTGTTGTCCTTGATAAATAATGATAAACTTTATTATTATAGCACATTCTTATTTTAAACCCTGTTTTTAACACCCTTAAAAGAAAATCGCCATCATCGTAATAACAAACCTTAAAATTTTCATCAAAACCATTTAATGCTTCAAAAACTTTTCTTTTCATTGCAAATAAACAACCTGCTGGCATACCATTTATTCTATCTTTTTCTTCAGTAGAGAAAAACAAATCTTCTTTATCTTTCGCAAGCATAAATCCTACTACTGAACAATCTTTATCTTTTCTAAAAGTTTCTTTAAGTTTTAATGCCCAGTCGGGAGCAACTAAAACATCATTATCACTATGGCATATAATATCACCTGTTGATTTTGCTACTCCTTCATTAAATGCTTGTGCAACACTATTATTTTCTTTTCTTTGTAAATAAATATCTGCAGATTTTATTATTTCTTTATCTTTTATAGGGGAATTATTATCAACAATTATTATTTCGTGGTCGTGATTTTGTAATGCTAATCTAAAACTTGTGATACAATCTTTTGTTATTTCTACAAGTTCTTTATTGATATTATATTGTAGTATTATAATTGATATTTTCATAGTTATAACCTGTTATAGTTTATTTTCTATTTAAACAGCGATAACCAAATAATCATAGCTTCTGAAAGTTTATTGAAATACTTTTTTTCTTCTGGGAATTTTTTTAATTCTTTTGCTATCTGCCTAAAACACTCCCTGTATGTTTTACCTACTAATTGTATTTCTTCTATAAACTGCCAAAATGTTTCGTTTATCTGAACCCCTTGTGCTTCTTTTATAAGATTTTTAAATGGATCGCTTGCTCTATCGTGCCATATCATCGGTGTTCCATTAGTAATATACTTTCCTAAATGTGATACTATTTTTTGTGCTATTATCCCGCACCAAATATCATCAAATCTATCAAACATCCAATCTTCACCTTGCAATCCAAAATACATTAAAGGTGTTGCTTCTTTCTTAAAGGCAAGCGACATTCCACATAAACTTCTGTATTTGCTAAATACTGTTGGCGTTCTAAAAATATCTATTTCTTTATTATTCAAATCCCCTAATAATTGATGGACTGCATCTAAATCAAGATTGTTTTTCCATAAGCCGTGATTGATAATAACTTTATCTTTAACTGTTCTATTTTTATATGGTATTCCTCTTACTGGTATTCTATCACTGTTTTTATCAAATGCTGACGATCCCCACATATCAACTTGTGCATTTAATTTATTCCAATGTGCTTCTAAATATCTTACATCTTCTAACGGATAACAATCGTCATCAAGTGTAACTATCATATCGCAATTATCTTTATATGCTTGTAAATATCCATAGCTTCTATGTGATGAATTTTTTTTGCATATTATCCAGCTATTGTTTTTTAAATCTTCTTTAATTTCTTTGTGGCTGTATATCTTAACATTTTTATTCTTGTATTCTTTAAATGCTTTTATATAATCTATCTTTAATGTTTCGTTATCTTCTGTTATATAGAAATTTATATTTTCTAAATCAAACTGTGGTTGCCATTCTTTTAAAAACTTAACGAGGCAATCTTCTCTGATTGTTGGAATGCAAATGCCAATTTTAATTTCACTTATATTTTTCATAATACTATGCTATACCCACTTGCTTTTTTATGTCCGCCTCCACCTTTCTCTTTTGCTATTTCTGAAACATCAATATCAAGAGAATATAAACTTACAACATTATCATTCATATTTATTGATTTTATATACTTAATATCTTTAGCTTTATCTCCTGCCATTTCAAGTAAATTGCCTAACCCTGATTGTGGCTCTCCAATATAAAATTCCCAATATTTATTCCCATTTTCGTCTAATTTAGTTTTACATTGTTCTATTTTATGGTTTAAATAATCTTCTTTTATTTTTCTTAATACACAAATAATAGTTTTTTCTTCTGTTGTTATATCTCTCATATCTTTAAACTCTTCTACAAACTTATCCATACCATAATATCCGAATAGTAAATTTAATCCTTCCCCATTTTTTCTATATTGGCTATCTAATTTCCAACTGTCCCAAGCATCAACAGATAATATAAAATCATTATTACAATCTTCGTTAATATCAATTTGGTTTAAGTAATTCATAGATATAAAAGCACCGCAAATATTTGTATCAAAACCTTTTGTCCCGTCTAAATATAATCTTGTTTTATGGTGATCAATTAAAATAAATTTATCATCTTCTAACATTTTTTTACCAATTTCTTCCATTGGTGTTATATCAGCAAAAAATATTTTATCATACTTATCTTTTTCGTTTAAAAGTTTTTCTGAGATTGTATCTACTGTATCATAATTATGATATTGTATTTTAATATCTGGGAACTTTTGTTTAAATATAATTGCACAACCTGCTCCATCTAAATCTGTGTGTGTTATTAGTATATTTTTCATATTTTTATTATCCTTATATTAAATTATTATTTTATATTTTTCATTTTTTTATGACGCTTATGAATAAATTTCTTAAATCATAATATCTTATTATCTGTTCAATTTCCCATTTATTATTTTCAAATATATATACAAAATCTTTTATATTGAAACTCCAAATATGTTCTCCACCAATCTTATTCTTATATGGGGTTGATAAGATAAATTTTCCACCTTGTTTTAACATACTATAGACATCTTTTATAAGTTTTTCTGGATTATCTATATGTTCAATAACTTCTTCGCAAATAATATAATTAAAATAATTTTCTTTGTAGTGTTTTTTTAAATCTTTAATATCACAAGTTATAAATTTCCCATTTAGCATTTTATTTTTACAATTTTTAATCGCAACTTCTGAAATATCACATCCGTGTAATAATAAATTAAGTTTTCTTTTTGCCATTTCTAAAAGAAATTCACCTTTGCCACATCCTATATCAAGTATTGAAGTCCCATCCTTTATATGGGCATCAACCATATTTAATCTTGCAATACAAAATCTGTTTATATTATTTTTTATTTCACTATCAAAAACTTTATTCCAGTATTTCGCACTATTCGGATTTTCTTGTAACAATCGCTTCATAATTTTTTAAACCAATGTGGATATTTATCTTTATATTTTTCTTCTTTTCTATGAACAAAGCAATTATTGCTTGTTGCTATTTTTGGAGATGCATATACAATACCTTTATTTTTTCCACAAAATCCTTTATATCCTTTAAGTGGAGGTAATACACTTCTGCATTCATTCCCTTTTGGTATATCTACTTTTTCTGATGGTATATCTCTTTTAAAATATTTACAATCATTACAATTAGCATCTATTTTTTGGCATTCGTATTGTTCATTATTTTCTTGCTCTTGTTTGCAATTTTTATGAACTGAACGCCAGAATGGTCTCCAATAACCAAATGCTATATCAAAATCTTCTTCGGCTATTTCTTTCTTACAAAATGAACACACTGTTTTATAATCTCCCTCTGGATAATATTCATTTTTGATTAAATTCTTAAACCCATTGCCACCATTTTTAATCTCTTTTAATACATCTATTATCAAATCTATTCTTTTTTGTTTTGGATATAGGAAATCTGATTTTAACATATCGTATTTGTGACATTCTATTATGAGGTCTAATATTTTATCTTTATAACAAAATCTTTTGTATATTTCTCTTTTTGTTGGCTTACTCATAATTTTGAAAATAATCTATTTATATTATTATTAAATTCTTTTATGCTATAATCACTTTTTATTGTTTCAATCGCATTTCTGCTTTTAGCTTCATAATCTTTATCATTTATTGCCTGTTCCATTTGATTATATAAATCTTGCTCATCTATTGTATATTCTGGAAAATAATAACCATCTTTTCTTTTTTCTTCTTTAACCGTTCCCACTAAATAACCATTATTTTCATTTACAAACTGGTTCATCGGTGGTTTATCTGTTGTTATTGTTGGTAATCCACAAGCAAGTCCTTCTGGTATATACAGTCCTAATCCTTCTAATTTACTAACTGCTATATGAAATTCTCCTTTATGATATAAGCAAGGGTGATCAACGCTTCCAAAATATGTTTTTATATTATATTTTCTAAGTATATCAGCAACTTCTTCTGGGTATCTATTCAAATCTGATTGCGAATGCCAGAATAAAGATATATCTTTGTATTTATCTGATAATTTCGCAAACGCTCTAAAAACTTCTAATGTGCATTTCCTTAAATTTACTCCGCCCCAGCCTGATGAATGAAAAAATGTGCATTTATCTTTATCCTCTTGCGGTTTGAATTTCTTTGTATCAACACCCCAATTAATATATTCATATGGTATATTATTTTCTTTAAATGCTTCTGCTGTATGTTCTACACAAATTATATTTAAATCATACATCTTATGTTTTTCTATCGTTTGGTCACTGAACCAATCAACATAAGTAACAGTTTTGCAGTTAAGCGAATTAGCCATTTCTACTAATTCCCATTGATATTCTTCATTAAAAACAATACATTCTATTTTATTATCAATAATCCAATCTGCTAAGTGTAGCGGATGTATTTTATAATCTGGATAAAGGTATATGTTTTTTGCTTCCCATTCGCCTGCTATTTCTTGTATTGGATATAATTCTTTATCGTTTTTTTTAACAAATCCTCTTCTTGCGAATATAAATGTTTCGTGTTCTTTATCTAACGCTTCTTTGATTGCTTTTGTAACATACGCTTGCCCGCGATGAGCCCAAATTGTGATAAAACCTATTTTCATTTTAATAAATACCTATATTCTACACCTTTTGGGTGTGCGTGCCATTTTCCAAGCATCTTTTCAATTATTTTTAATCCAACCCTTTCAAAAAGTTTTTCCCACATTTCAGGTGTTAAAACAGAATAATGGTTAGTGTGTGATAAGCTCATCCAATTACAATCTGGTATAACTATATAACTTAATTTTGCTATTCTTTTACATTCAAAAAGTATATGTAATGGGATAGGGCTGTGTTCTAAAATATGCCTTGCAAAAATTAAATCATAACTATTATCTGGTATATCTAAATTGTGTATATCTTGCTTTAATATCTCTACCCCTTTGTGTGCTTCTTCATCTGATAGACTAATCCCTATACATTGTTTCCCTGCTTCTTTTAATATCTTGCAAGCAATGCCACTCCCACATCCTAAATCTAACACACTTTTAAATGGGAATATTTTACTTACAAATAATAAATGTTCGCAACTTTCTTTTATCCCTTTTGTATGCCATTCACTATCTGGCTGGTTATGAATATCTTTTTTAATTTCTTCCATTACTTTTCCAAACATTTCTTTTTAATACGATTATTTATTGATATTTTTTTTAATTTCCACGCTTTACTTTGGAATAATGGCGTGTGATTTTTAATTTCGTTTCTTGTTATCATTTTTCTGGCAAGTTTTAATTTATCTTTATGGTTTTTGAATTTCATAATATTGTTACCCAATCATATTCACTTTTATTATTAAATAATATATTTAACCAATCATTTACTACTCTGCGGTAATCAAGTAATTTTCTTATCTTCTTATAACCGTTATAAGCTATTTCTTTCCGCTCTTTATCATTTATTAAATAGTATTCTATTTTTTCATACATATCTTTTATACTATCAAATTGTATTATTTCATTGCTATTAAAAATCTTTTCTAATCCTTTAATTTTATATGTCATATAAAATGTTCCGCATCCCATAAAATGAGCAAGACGATCTGATGTGTAAAGTTCTGCGTGATTAAGCGAATTGCAACCTATACCTATATAAGCACCATTTATAGCTTGTTTATATTCTGGATAACCAATCCAATTATTTTCATCATATATCTTAGCCCCATAATCTTCTAATGAACTTTTTACTACCTTTCTTATATCTTCTGAAAATGGAGCGTCTTTACCTGTAAATATAATATCTTCTTGCCATTCTGTTTCTGGTATATCAATATGCACATAATTTTCAGTATCAACTAATGTAAAAAAATTTGCTATTCTATTCACACCAAGTTCTTTATGTTTTTTCAACCATTCACCGCCAAAATCAGCTAAAAGTAAATCTGTATGTTTATTAAACTCTATAAGTTCTTTTACTGGCTCTGGACGAATATCATCTGCCCAATTAACAATCTTAGTATTAGGCAAAGCACTTTTAATATTAAGTAAAGTTTCAATACCGATTTCATCTGTTTTAGCGAACCATATAATATCTGGTTGATAACTAATTGCTCTTTCATATAATGCCTGTCGCATATTTTCAACACCAAATTCTTTTGTTTCTTGCCTAAAATCAAATTTAACTACCCTGCAATTATTTTTTTCTAATCCACGGGCTATAACATCATCATTAGAAATCGGGGATGCTTGATAAATAAGTTTCGGATTAAACACACCACAATAAAGTATCCTATAACAATTGTTTAACATTTTTAACCCTTCCTACTTCTAAACGATAATCAATGAAATCGGTATTATACTTGTTGTCTGCATCCATATCTAATAAATCAACATACACCCCATTATGAAAAGCTATTTTTTTATCGCTTCTAACCATTTGTTCTTGAATATCACCCCAGCCAAAAAATCTTCCACGAGCTGGTATATTTTTTATCCCTTCTGTTCTGAATAATACACCTGAACCGCCAACATAATTTGTTAAATATAAATCATTATCTAATTTTTTCAAATTTTCCATCCAATCATCCCAAGTTTTATAATTAGAATTCATTATCTTATGCTTCGCTCCGATAGCGAACAATGAATGCTCTTGCAACTTTGTATATAGCGTTGTAAGCCATTTTTTAGGGACAAGTGTATCATTATCCACTTTTGCCATTAGCCCGCCACACAGGGGCAAACATTGGTTCATAGCACCTATAACGCCATTATTTTTTTTATTATAAAAAACCCAAGAATTATCTGGCTTGTTTTTTTCTAGCCATTCTTGAGTTCCATCTGTTGAATTGTTATCAATAATAATGAGCCGTATATTTTCGTATTCTGTATTTTTTACTAAAACAGGCAAACTTTGTTTTGTATATTCTAACCTGTTAAATGTAGTAAATAAAATTGTGATCTGCTCATTCATTTATTTTTATATTCAAGTTTATTAACTTGTTACTTTTTTTTTGTTATATTCTCATCTATAAATTGTTTCAATGCTACAAGTGCTGTATTAACGACTGGTATTCCGATAACTAAATAATACGCCATCTGTGATGAGATGTCAATGCTCTTAAAGTATGTTATTAAAACAGCTAAAAGAGCAGATATTCCTGAATAAACTGCAACTTTTAATATTTTAGAACATTCTTTTTTATCTAAACTTAATCTCTTACTCATAAATTTACCTTTCTTTATTTATAGAACACTGTGCAAGACACTGTCCCACTAATTGTTATATACAATCCTGTTCCAAAAATACAAGGAGGTATATCATAAAATGTCCCTGCAACAGGTGTAAATGTATCTAATATTTTTGTCCCTGAACCAGCAGTATTATCATAAACTGTTATTGTTGGTGTTGCAGAAGCAGCAGATACAAAAATACCTGCAAATGTTCCTGTTGCTGATTTTACCACTGTACTTGCTGAAATATTGCTATAATCAAGCACAAACATATCATTTAAAAGTTGTGCTATTGATGGTTTATAATCTGACATTTATTTTTCCTTAATTTCACGCCTATAACGTGTTTCTATGATTCTATCATATTATAATTGTGGCGGGGGTCTGGTTCGAACCGACGACCTTTTGGATATAAGCCCAATGAGCTACCGCTATTCTACCCTGCTTCTAGTACCTCCGCTCCCAATTTGTTTATTTCAAAGCGACACCGCTCAAAAGTTAAACTATTAAGAATAACTATAATCGCAGTCAACAATAATCATATAATTATCGCACGCAACAAAATTGGGAGCGAAAAGCACGAAAGAGCTAAGTTAATAAACTAATTTATAGTTTAGGTCACAAATGCTCCGTAAGCATATCGCCAATCTGCAAATCCGAATCCAATTCTCGCATCTGAACCAAAATACAATTTCTTTCGTAAGAAAGCTGATTCTGTTCCATCTGTTAATGAATTGAATTGAACTTTTCGTCTAATCTGAATTATAATTGGGTTTGTTATAGAGTTAACTGTGTCAAACAAGAACCAGTTATTAGCATCAGTTAGATATGGAGATTGTATTACTTTTATACCACTTAGAGTATTCTTCGCTGTGAAAGATGTAGTTGTTCCTTCTGAAGGATCTATTGCAGAGCCTGTTATCTTTAGAGCTGTGTCATAAAGATCTGGTGGGACTACCAATAAATTAGGCATTACTGTTATTGGCTTACCGTGATCATTCTTAATCTTCATCATAGATACTCGTGCAGCTGCTAAAGAAGCATAAGATAATGCAGTTGAACCAACATTAGATTGATCTACACCAGTATGTTGGATTGTATGAGTTGAAGCAAAAAATGCTCCGCCATCCCAACAAGTAATATTTTTCCCCTTGAATTCGCCAGATGTCCCAGTTGTTAAATTGCCTTGAGCTAATAGAGTAAATACAGATTCATCATAGAACTGAGCAAAAGATTTGCCTAGTCCAGATGCTCGTAGCTTAATCTGAGAATAAGCGTCGTCCTCTATCGTATCTCTATCAACAGAAATCATATTTGACCAACTTCTATTAGTTATTTCAAAATTATGTTCTGCTATTGCTTGCTCTTGTCGTTCATCTAACCACTCTGTTACTGCTGGGTCTTCCCCTAACCAAGGATAAGTTTCTTTATCTTTAGTTGAGTTAGTTATAGTAGTAATTGCAGGGTGTATAACTGGAGTTTCTTTTAACCTCTTCATAAAAGTGGTTTTCATCCCAGCTAAAAGAAGTTTCATTAAATCACTTGAAACAATCATTTGATTACCTCACTGAAACATCAATACGAACACGTACTTTTGAAGAACTTATAAGTTCGGAAATATAACCACATTGAATTCCATTAGTAGAAGTAGTTCCAACAGTTTGATCATCAAGAATATATGCAGCAGCTCCAATATCACCTTGAACGGCAGTAGCTTTTGCAAATACAAATGAACCTGTTTTTTGTACTCTTACTGATTTAGCACCAGCAGAACCTGAACTGTTATCAGCTTGCTCTAATGCAACACCTGCAAATCGCAAATCCGCAGTATCACTGCCTGGAAGTAAATACCCGCTTGTATTATTACATACTAACGAATCTTTATATACAATATCAGAAGCTACTAATTTATGTTCAATGAACTGTCCATCTTTTCTTTTTGCGTTATTATCAGCACTTAATACAGTCATAGTTTTTGTCTCGTATTGTTAAATCTATTCTGCCGACCAAACAGTATAGTAATTGGAACGAACTAAATTCGCTTTATCCTGTTGTTTCCATCCCGCCTTTTGCCTCATTTATCTTTGAATATTCTTCAAAGGCAACTTGGGCTTCTTCCTCTGAATAACCCATTTTTTGCTTTAAAAAACCGATTTTTTCATCTTTTATCGCTTCTGCATCTTCACTCTTCGTTTCTACTTTATCAGTATTTTCAGCACCTTTTTCTTCAAAATCCAAAGATTTTTGCTTTTCTAGTAAACTTCTAACTAGTTCAGAAACTGATTTTTCACTTTCTGATAAGTTAATCGTTCCTTTAGAAGCTAACAATGCTATAACGGCATCTTTTTGAACTGGCAGTACTTTACCAGCTATTAAGAATTCATTATATTCTTTTTCAGCTTCTGCGAGGTTGATTTCTTCATCTTTCTCGCTGTTGTCTACAGACTCTGATTCTTCTTCAGTAGTTTCATCTTTCGATTCGCTATCCGTTGAAGTATCCTCTGATTTTTCTTCCTTAGTTTCATCTTCGGTAGATTTTTCATCTGATTTTTTATCAGATTTTTCATCTTCCTTAGTTTTTTCCTTGGGAGTTTCATCAGATTTTTCATCCTCTGTAGTTTTTTCATCTTTAATTTCATCTGATTTTTCTTCTATAACTTCATCTTCTTTCTTAACCTCATCAGATGTATTTTTAGTTTCATTTGTATACATTTTTTTATCCTTTACTAGTTTCTTCGCAATCCTTTCAATCGCAAAGTTAATTGTATCTTTAATTGTTGTTAAATCTTCTTCTATTGTTGTTTCTTCTACTAATACTACAACATTTTTTTCTTCATCTTCTTCTAAAAAAACAAGACCATCTTTATTCATCCCTTTTATATACGGTTCTGATACTAATGCTATATGCCTTAATACGGGACCAACAAATTTGCCTGTTTCTTTATTAAGATAATTTTCATCTATTGAAGCAGAAACTTTTTCAATCAATTTATCTTTCAACTTTTTTATTATTCCTTTATCACGCACATCTATAATTGCATCCATCCCATCTTCTGTTGGTATTAAATCAACAACTTTCCCAGTATTTTTTTTAACATCATTTGTATGCCCAAGCGGGACATAAACATTATCTATAATGCCATCTTTAAAATTCTTGATTATTTTTTTAATGCTTTCTTTAGTAACATTTAATACTCCGCCTTTTGCATCCCTATGTATTAACTTTTTAATTTTTAATACTTGAGCCCTTACAAGATTCCCGTCAACAGTTGATTTACTATCTGTATCGATCCTATAAATAGTTTTTTTATCTTCAGATAACCCCAAAATAGGAATGTCACTATCTTCTTCTGGGAATGGTTTATCAAATTCTGCATAGTGTTTTCTTAAATGTGCCATTATACCTGTTCGTTCTTCTTTTGGGACATCAACGCCACCACGAGCACCACGCATTGCCGCTACTGCTGCTGATAATCCTTTCCAAACTAACTGCTGGTCGCCATCGCCTTTGTGATGCGGCAATTTATACCATTTACTTTCTGTATCATCAAAATTATCATCGCTTCTATCAACATAAGCGTGCATTGTATAAAGTTTTTCTGCATCGCCTGTTGCCTTTTTAACTTCTGCACCAGCATCCCATTTTTCTTTTTCTTCTGCTAAGGGAGTTTGTTTATATGGGATTACACTATCTTTTAACCCATTTTCTTTTGTTTTATCAGTTGTTCCTTTAAGTTTAGCAATAACTTTATCAATACTTTCTTTTATCGCTTCTTTGTTTTCACTTTTTAATGCACTTTCTAATATTGTTATTAACGCTTTTATTTCGTCCACGGTATTATCCTTTCTAATAAGATATCAACGCTTCACTGAGATTGCCTTATTACAGTTACCCATAAATGGTCTTATTGTCTCTCCACGTAGAGCAGTACCGCTGCTCTTTATACTATTATCACGAAGAAATAATTTCTTGGTTTTTGAAACTATTTCGTCCATAATTTTATTCTTTAAATTCTATGTTACTACATAGCTTAATATTGCCTCTGCCTTATTTTGTGCTGGGATTGATACCAAACTTGCTTCAACAGCAAATGCTTCTATTATTTCATCTATAAATTCACCATCTACAAATATTCTCCTTGTTTTAGCTTCATATTGTATAGAAAATTTGTTTAATGTTCCATCTTGAATTTTTGCCCAATAATCAGGTTCGCTTTTTGATATTCTTACTTTTACCCAAACACCATCCCCGTCTGCTGTTGCATCAAGTATTTTTCCAATTAATGCATTGCTATCGTGATTAAATAAAACAGTTGTATATGTTTTAAAGTTTTCAGCTACTTGTCTTAATGCTTCTTCTGTCATTCGCATTCTATGTGAATTTCTTCCAAGTGTAGTTGCATATCCTTCAACTATCCAATCACCTTTTTCAGCTTCTTCAAGCTGAATATCTTTTTTTATATTTAATAATAATTGTATTTTTTCCATATTTATTTGTATTATACCACATATAACAATTTTTGTATATTATGTTATTGGTTTGTTAATCGGACGAAGTGGTTTGAAGCACTTCCAACAGTAATCTCTTCCTTTTATATTCTTTTCTCCGCAATACAGACAACTAATTGTTTCCCCTTTGTATATTTTAGTTCCCATTATAATGCCCTCTTTAATCCGCTTATAGTTTTGCTTAAACTCTTAACCCTGTTCGGATATGTTTCTGATGTTTCATATTTTTTAACTTTTTTTTCTAATCGTTTAATTCTTTTTTCTACTTCAATCCTTGCTTCTTTCTGATCCTTCCTAAGTGTCGGGTATTTTGGTATTTCATTAAATTCAGTTGGTATGTTTTCTGGGATACCTGTTATCTTTGGTAAATCATCTTCGCTTTTATCTATTCTTATCCATAGGCAGCGGCAGAAAATATGCAAACTAGGCATTTGTTCTTGATATGCAGAATCATTAGCTTCTATTACCCTGCCGTCCAGTGATAAACAACGATTACAAGTTTTGCTATCTAATAACGCCGAAAATTCATAAGCATAAGTATCTTTTTTAACACTTTCAAAATATTCATTCCGTCCAGTATTGACTGCATATGTAATAGTTGTTGCCGCTAATCCAGCTAATACACCATCTGACAATGGTTTATTCTTTTTAACAACTTCTTCTGTAAATTCGTCTAAATCAAATTCTTCTTCAATTATTTCTTCTTCTTTTTTCTTTTTTTCTTCTAAATTCATCTTTTTTCCTCTTTACACCCTGCTTTAATTCTAAACCTTAATAACCCACTTAAATCATCTGAAATAGTAAATGATAATTTATCCATTTCTTCCCATTTAAGAATTATTGGTTCAGTATATACAAAACATATTTTTATAAAAGTATTTATTCTATCAGACCCAGACGTTATTATCCTTGAACAAGTGTTATCAAGTATATCTGCTAGACTCTTCATATTATAAGAAAACTTTGTATTACCATTAGCAGTATGTTTATAAATAATCCCGCTATCTAATTCGCTAACGCCCAATATCTTGTTATATGATAATGCTTGCATTGTTGTATTTTCTGTCCCATCATCAAGCCCTGTTATCGTCCCTGTATAAGCATCTGCTAATACCATACTTATTTCGTGTATATGTAACCAAGTATCTGTTTCTGGCTGTATATTATATTCTAATGGGGCTCCTGTTTCTTCTATCTGTATATCATCTAAATAATAATTAGGTGCTACCGCAGTTGTTGTAGTTTGTATTCTTATAGAATCTATAGTTTTATTTTTTATCCCAAAATCTTTAAGATTAATTGTAAATTTCTGCCAGCTTCCTATTTGCCCTGTATTTATATAATCATCTATATTAACAGAATTACCTACAATTAGTCCTGTCCCAGTGTCCCACCCATATAATTCAATGTGTTTCGTGCCAGCTGCCGACCAACTAGAGATATATATCCAACCAGTTATTGAAACATATCCAGTTAAATCTTGTGAGCTACCTTTTGCTATTTGTGCTATGCTATTATTTGTTGTCCCTGTTGCATCAATACTTTTTGAACCAGCAGGAGTATGATTCTGATCTGTACTATCAAATACCCAATTCCCAGATATTGCTGATGCTGTCCAATATATATTATCCGTACCATCGTGTATATGTATAGGAGTACCGCCAGTCGCTACATTTTGGTTCATTTCTGCACCGTATGTTTCATTTTGAAAATATATATCTTTATTTTCAAAAGTTTTAAGCGGACGTGTTGCTACAGCTAGAGCATTTACTTCTGCCCCATCAACTACTGATGCTTCACGTCCAGTTTCAGGATCAATTATAGTGTTCCTTATAGCCATATTTTATAATGATTCGTGGATATAAAACGTGATAGAACCCCTTATTGCTATTCCTCCTGTTACTACATAAAATGTGGCTATTTTATTCTTAGGTATAATAAGCCCAGATAACCATCTATTATAGTTTGTACCTGTTCCACCATCAACTTGGAATTCATCTACTGTTGCTCCACCAGATAACCCTGTTATATCAACGCCTGTTTGGAATATCCCAGATGCTTCTTCTCCACTGCCTGCGTTTTTATTAACTGGGGTTACATCTGTTCCGCCTATAGGCGTCCCTATATCAGACAGTTTAATTTGTATAATTTCATCTGTCGCAGCAAAAAATTTCGTATCTGTAATTATCAAATCATCATCATCTGTATTTTTAATATAACAAAAACAATCTCCTGCAGCAGTTGGTGTTTTATTTATTAATACAGAATATACTTTTTTGTGATCGTGATTTACGTGGTGCTGTACAGGCATACTTATTGATAATGTATGTGCTTGGTTTTCATTATTAATTTTCTGCATATTACCACTACCTGTGCCATCTTGTATTTTCATAATTTTTAACTTTCTAGGTTTATATCATCACTGTTTATTTCTTCATCAGTGATAGTTTCAAAATGTTTATTTATTTTTTTAAGTTCTATTAATATAAGTTCTAATGTTTCCCCTTGTTCTATATTTCTTCTAAGTCCATCACCTTCTGTTAATGCTGTTTCTAATGAGCTTACTGCCGTTGTAGTTTCGTCAGCAGATGTTTCTACATCTTCTATCGCAGTTATAGTATTATCTTGCTTTTCTTCTGTCGCTGGGTTAATAGTTTCTTCACTAGCATTTTTTATCCCTATCGTATCTTGATAACCTCCACCGCCTCCTGCTACCCTAACATTTAATTCTGTTGGTTGTTTAGTAACTGGATCTACTAGCACAACATTTAAAGGATTTTCTTTTTCTGTTTTAACTATAAACTTATTTTTAATTATTCTGCCAACTGATGTGCTTGTAACTTTATCTAATATCTTACTTACACTATCTGATATCTTTTTAACAATATTATTATCTGGAAGTAATTTTGCTATCCAGTTTGGCTCTTTAACTGTTATATCATTCTTTATTATAACATTTTCTTGAGGATTTGTAACTTTTATTTCTTTTGGAAATTCTTTCTGTTCTGGGAAATTAGTTATTTCTACTTTATCTTTCGGTTCTTTATACCAATCTGGTTTTTTAATATCAATCTGTTTTGGAAAATTCTTTACTTCTATTTCTTTTAATGGCTCTGGGTAATCTGGGAAATTAGTTATTTCAATTTTCTTTAATGGCTTTTGTTGTTCTGGAAAGTTAGAGACTTTTATTTCTTCTGGAAATTCTATCTGCTTAGGGAAGTTAGAAACCTTTATTTCTTCTCTTGGTGTATTGAGATTAGTCACTTCTACTTTTGCTACTGGTTCTTTATACCAGTTTGGTTTTTCATTTATAAATTTTTTAAATAACTTTTCATTTATATTTTTTATATAACCTGTTATAGATATTATATTTTCCTGTGTTTCATTTTTTTTTGCTTCTTTGAGTTCTATTATCCGTTGTTTTCTTTTTTCTTCTATAAGATTTGTTATGCCTGATATAAATTCATCTTTTGTTAAATTTTCTTTTTTTAATTGTATAAGTTCGGAGTTATATATTCCTTCTTTCTCACATATTAAAGATATTTTTTTAATAAACTTTCCATTATCCATTTACTTTCTCTATTATTTCTTCTAATGTATCATTCCAATCTTCTTCCTTTTGTTCTTCAAGTTTAAGATTTTTATCTTTTAATGCTTCTTCAAGATATTTAATGGTACTTTCCTTTACACTATCTTCGTGCATATCAGCATATTCTTTAGCTTTAGCTTTTAGTATTTTTTCTGTCGCTTTAGATGTTTTTGGCGATTGGTTCTTATCATCATCTGCTGCTTTCCTTTTAGAAAACTCAAATGTATCATTCATTTCTTCTAAAAGTATTTCTTGCATTTTATCTTGTTTAATTAATTTTAATTTCTTGATACTTTTAATATCATTATTTCTAATTGCTTTTTTAATTGCTACTTTTAACTGAGCTCTTTGCTTTTTAAATATAGGCAATAGTTTTTCTTCTAAATCAACACTCTGTAAATCCATTCTTTCTTCTATATCTTCAAATGATACTGATTGTTCATATTTGTTTTTTTCACGCCAGAATGGACACTCTGGTTCTTCTAATTTAACTTCTGTCTTCGCCTTTTCGACAAGGTTATCTATTTTTTCTTTTTCATCACTTTCTTTTTCTATTTTCTTTAATTCTTTTGTAGCATCTTGTGGTTCTTTTTTAATCCCCATTTTTTCTACTGCTCTATTAACAACATCATTAAATACTTCTGTTGGCAACATTTCAGCTTTACTAAATATACTTTTAGAAACTTCTGTAAGTAAATCTTCCGCTTCTGTTGTTATCGCAGGGAATTTAAATTTAGGATAATTATATGTCCCATAGTTATAATTTATCAATGGAGCTATTACATAAGAATTTATTGTTGCTTCCATTCCCTTCATAATCCCATTTATTGCTAATACTAACCAATTACTTTTATCTTTTGATAGTGCATAACTACCTCCCGAATTTAGTTCAAGCATACCGCATAAAGCAGATTTTGCCATTTCTAAATCGTGGTGTTCTATATTCTTCATTATAAAATCTGAACCACCATTAGAAGGAAATTTAACATCAAATTTATAATTATGTGGGACAGATATTCTTGTATTAATCCCTATATTATCAACTGCTTTTTCTATCGCAGTTCTATCTGATGGATTTGGTGCTTGTGGGAGTTCAACTGTTCGTATCCCCATCGTTTCTACTTCTGCCTTTTTACAAGCTATGTAGTAAAGTTTATGCTTTTTATCATAATGGTAAAAAGCGGATTTTAATATTGATTCACCATACAACCCGTGTTTTTCTTTTTGAAATGTATATAGTAAAGCATAATCTTTTGGAATATTTTTATCTATTGTTTGATCACCTAATGTTGCTATTTGGTGTAACCCATCAAATCCTCCGTGTTTATCTACCTTTATCTTAATCGTTTGTGCATCTCGTGGGGCTATTTTACGCCAACCTATTTTCCCTTTATAATCCCCTTGTGTTATAACTTGCGGGACTTTATTATATGCTCTAAACCCTTCTGCTATTGCTCTTGTCATATCTGATATAACTAATGCCATTGGTGTTGACATCCCACCTTCAAATTCTGAGCCAAATAAAACAGTACGAATAAAATCCGCCTCCCCATTATCATTTTCTGCACCTATGATAAAAGGTTCTGCGGATTGTATAGGCAGAGACAACATTCTTATAATAGCTTGAACTGTGCCATCGTTTTGTTGCATTCTTATATATGTATCAATATTCAATTCATCAGGGTTTTCTTCTGTTTTATATTCACCAATAACAGCATCACGAGGTACGCCAATTTCACGCATTATTCTTGCTATATTATAATTAGCATCTTCTTTTTTTTCTTTTCTATTTATTTCAAAGCCAAAAATTTTCATTGTATATTCTTAATATTAGTATCCTTTCGGTATTTCGCCATCTACTATTGATGGTGAACCTGTGGATACTTTTGCCCCACCTTCTCTTGGGTGTATTTCATAAAGGGCTTTTGCAGCCAATGCCATTGCCCAAAACATATCCCCGTGACCTTCTGGTGTTTCTATTGATTGTAAATCTTTCATAACAGATAATAAACTGTTGATAGATCTCTGTTTGTTTTGTATTAAAATTAGTTTTTCAGTTATGGCATTGCTAAGATGCATTGCCATAGCTGTTTTTTCTTTTAAAGAAAATACTACTGGGATTGCCTGTTGTGGCAAGCTCTGTGTTTCTATAAACGCTTCAAATTCCCCACGAGTATTATCAAAGTATAAAATATCAACTTTTAAATTCTTTACTACAAGTTTTAATAATTCTAATTGTGTTGGATTATCAGGGTCAAATTCTCCGCCATTTGTATAATCCCAATTATCTAAAAATCTATTGTATATCTCTTTATAAGCTGTCCCATCCCATCTAAGGACAGTTATTGCTGATGGGTGTAGCTTCTTTCCTATATCAAATCCTGCTATTGTATTTGCAGGCGTTGTCATTATATCATAAATATCGTTATTTGTTAAGCTATCGTCAACTACACTTAATACTTGTTCTTTTGTAAGATACCCTTCGCTTGCAATTATCGGCTGGCAAAGATATTCACGGGCAAAAAAATTACTTCTGGTTACTTTCCTTTTCATTAATTCATCCCAATCCATATATTCAGGCCATAATGCTATTTTATTCTTTTCATCTTTAATCGCTGGGGCTTGCCAGAATGCAAACATCTTTCTTAATTCTTTATCAAAAAACACATCATCATTTGAAAATGGCGTGCCAACTATATGTATTTCACCGCCATCAACATATGGTATATCTAACACCTGTGCTTTAATAATATTATTTATTTTGGCAACATTTGAAAAGTTTACTACTTCATTTACAATTTCTTTGTCAATAGAATATGGGTCATCTATAATAACTACTGAGCTGTGTAAACCTCGCTTAAACCCTAATAGCCCTTGTGGGTTAACTGTTACTTCGTGTTTGCTGTTCTTCCACCTATATGCCATTAGTGTTTCTGCTGTTGGTTTTAAATCAATAAGTTCATTAAAGTATGGATTGTTCTGTATTAGTTTTTTTATCTTAGTTATATGGTATGCGGACATTTTCCCGCTATATGAAAAATAAATAATGGATAAATCTTTATCCATTCTGAATATTAGCCACATTATATATGCATAAATAAAAGTTGATTTTCCGTGCAACCTTGCTGATATTCTAATCGTATTTTTCCCTTTATCGTGATAATATTGCATAAAATTAGCAACATCTGTTGGGTATTGCCCACCGATAAATTTATCAAAACTTTTAGAGAATATTCTTTTAATAAATTCACTAAAATTTAATTGTGACTCTGCTATATTTTCTAATTCTTGTTTATCCATTTGACAATTTTTTAAAAGTAAATTATAATATGGTTAATGGAATATAATATAAATTACAATTTTATCGACAAATTTGTATGCCAAGAAATTGGTAAAATATTATATCTCATTGCATCAGACACCCTTTATTGGGTGTTTTTTGCTTGTAAAATGTAGGGAACGAATAAGATAAAGTAAGTGTGCTTATGTGCTTTTATCTAATCACCCTACTACATATGATATAGTTTGTTAATCCTGTGGGGAGAGCATACTTGAAGGTAACCACTCCTCCTTAATTCTAAAGCGTGATAGTTGCATCAGCAAAATCAATACTCTATGTGTGCAAAAGCACGACCTTTCCGAAATGGGATGCTATCCAATGGTAATATAGGAAAAGAGGCCGCCAAATTTACATTTTTTTTGTAACATTTGTTTAAGGATAGTAACTTAGTCTTTAGAAAAACTCCACAGAAGGCATTATAAGGTTATATTTTTTTAAATATCGCTATGGGATAACTATGCCAACACTAAGCAGATAAATATAAACAATAAAGAAAAAGTTTAGAAAAGATTATAGAAAAAAGAAAACCGCTTTTGATAGAAAACCCCGTAGCGTAGCGAAGGGTGTTTTATACAAAAGCAACGAGCGTAGCGAAGTTTGTATCGGAAGTATAAAACTAATAACAAAACCTTAAATAATACTTGGAAATATTAGTATTTTGGGGCGGATATTGCATCATTAGCATTCCGCCCCCTTTTAAGAATATTGGAAGTATTATAAACAAAATCTTTGTATTCTTTTAACAGTTATACCATATTTCTTATTTGATAAAGAACTAATATGGATTTTTAAACATTGATTGTTTAATGTGTCCTATCGGCTGTTCCCAAATTCCATTTAACCCACATTCTTCTAACTCATTAATTGTGACCCAAAAACATTCTGTGGCTTCTTCATTCAATACTACTCTGCTATTCTTAAATTTCTTTGAACAAAGGACTGTATAGAATAAATAATGTTTTTTACTACACGGATTAATAAAATTTCTTTTCTGTGTTTCTGGCAGTGCGTTTAGTTCTGCATATGATAAATATTTTCTATCACCTGCATATCCAGCTGTTATCATTTCACCATACCCGATTATTCTTTCAACCTTAACATCAATACCTAATTCTTCTTTCGCTTCACGCATTGTTGCTTCTCTTATTGTTTCACCAAATTTAATTTTACCACCTGGGAATGCTTTTCCATTGAGTTTAGTTGAATTAACTACTAATACAAAATGGTTACATTTCTTTAATACAATAATTACTACTGGTATTATTGTCATTATTCCCTCCTTTATTTAATGTTAAAAAACCTGTGCAGATGAACGGAGTTGTACCGCTAAAATCATTTTGTTGGAATGATAGTTTTAACAGTTAAACTACATCTGCTTAATACCACATACTATCCCAATATTCACCAAATAATTTTAATCATTCTAAAACAATATACTATATCAAATACTTTATCAATTTTTTTTAAATCCTATCTCTAAATTTCTTTCTTTATGTTTGCTATTATAAATACCAAAATATTCAGCTACTTGTTGAAGCACTGCTACTATTTCTTTTTCTTCATCATCATCTTCTATGATTGCTTCCTTGCGTTCTTTTACCCAATCATCGTCAAGTTGTTCATTATGGGTTAGCAAAAAGCCGTTTTCTATTTTTTCTATAGTTAGTTTATATGGATTATGTTTTTTCATTTTTTTGCCTTTCTAATAAACCTTATATTTTTTGCCAATCTTCTTGTTTCATATTTTAACTATTATGTAAAATGAACCCCCCATAGAATTAGCACTTTTGGCTTAGATAAGCTACTTATTTTCAATATAAATTTTTCTTAAATAAATACTCCAAGCGAATATAGCCAAAGCATTAAAAACCATAAACCCTGTATATCCTGTGATTACTTCCATAAAAAAATCCTATTATTGCGACAGATAAGCCAAAACAAGATATTATTATTCTTATTGCATCAAATGTTTCTTTTTCCATAATGTATATTATAATTACTTTTTACTTTAAAACCCCTTAGAACGCAATTTTGGGGCTTCTAACACTATTCCTGCGGTGCTTCACCTGGCACATCTTCTGGCTTTATTTCTTTTTTAGGGTAGTATTCTTTAATCATCTTTACTATTTCAGCCATACCAGTATCAAGTTTTCCTATCTCCCTTGTAAATACGCCAGCATCAGCCATAGCGTTTAGTAAATCTTTACTTGAATTTCTTATTTCACTTAGAGCCCTAATTTTATCTCTATCTTCAGCATCTTTGTTATTTAATATGCTCCACAATCTACTTTTAATTATTTCTATTTCGTCACTATATTCTGGCAACAATTTTTTTATAGTATAATAATTATACCTATTCGCTCTTTCTGCAAATATTTTGTTTCTTAGTTTATGTATATAATCTTTATCTAGCCTTATCCCTTTACTTTTTTCAAGAGATTCTTGTATTGATAAAATAGAAATATTAGGACTCATAACTAATAGCCTTCTAATATACTCCATAAATTGATTTTTTTTCTCTTCACTATATGCTGGCATATTTTTAATCACAAAATATTTCTTTATAATTATCCCTTAAAAACTGTTTTATAGTATTATAACCATTTATAAAAATATCTATTTGCTCTATATTATTATTTACCCTTTTATATATTTTATGAAATTCTTTATGGCATTCGTTGCATAGTAATATACCATTATCAATCTTAGATCTAAAATTAATGTGACTAGAAAAATTATATATATGGTGGGCTTGCAACCTACCACCTATTTTACCACATTTTCTACAAGACCAATTATATTTTTTAAAAATATTAGCCTTCCAAATTTTAATTTCAACATTATTTCTTTCTGCAAAATGTTTTTTTGTTATACCACCTTTCCAAGCGTTCCCTTTAGCCCCCCCCTATTAGCTTCTGATATTTTTCTTTTCCATTCATCTGACATCGCTCCTCTTTTTCTGCCTTTCCAATAAGATTGCAACCCCTTATGTGATTCACTTAATTTTTTTCTATATTCATCTGATAATTTTTTGCCTTTATTCCACGGTGGGTTACCTTTTTTAAACTCAGTCCTTGTCGAATAATGCTTACCTAATTTAGAATTACTCATCTTCTTTTTTGAATGCTCTGAATGCTTTTTGCCAGTCATACCAACCCTAATACTATATTTTAGATTATTATATAATCTATTTTTTTCTAATTCACTTCTTTTATAAACTCCTGATGGCATAATAATATACTTAAAAGCCTACCTCAGGGACGAGCCATTGGCAGGCATAAAAAATATTTCTCGTCCCTATAAATATATTATAACATATTTTTATAAAAAAATCGATTAAAACTATTTTTACTATTTTCTAATGCTGATTGAATACCTAAAACAGTTATATTTGGATTCATAACTAATAATCTTCTTATAAGTGCTAAATATTCTTTTTTCTTTTCTTCTGATACAGTAGGCATTTTATCCTTTACTATATGTTTTTTTTAATTTATTAAAGTTATAACAGGTTATAAGTTATTTTCTTCTTCCTATCGGTCCCTTACCTTTTCCTATACCTAACCCACGTCCTTTACCTTTAGAACGGATTTTTGAACTTGGACAAGGTTTTTTAGTTTTCATATTTTTTAACTTTCTATTATATTATTAATTGCGTTTCTAATATGCTTATATTGTATTCCTTGCTCTGTTGAATGATTATTACCCATTATTTCTATATCTGTTATTTTATTAAGTATTAAGGGTAGATAATGGATATTTGTTTTTATAGTTAATCATTTTTTTCTTTTAAATAGCCAAAATCACGGTTTTCAGTCACTGTTTTTTCTTTACCACATACATCACAAAAGCCATTATACCAAGTAGAAAAAGGTTGTTGCCTCTTATTTATGTTCTGTGGTTGTTTTAATAGTTTTGTGCCACATTGTTGGCATATAAGGTTAATTGTTTTCATAGTATTTTTCTAATATTTCTTTTTTAATATGTAACGCAATCGCTTCCATAAATTTTGGCATAACAGCATTCCTTATTCTTGCCCATTGGTTATTATATGAGCCAATAAATTTGAAATCTTTTGGGAAAGTTGATATAGCTTTACATTCTTCTATTGTAAGCCATCTGTCTTCTGTCGGATGTAATAATGCTTTAGTTTTTGTAATTGTTGGTGCTGGTTTATTTAAAGCTAATCTTCTTGTATTAAAATAATTACCATTAAATAAATCAGATGCATTTACCCCTTGTTTAAAAAATCTAATCACAGAACTCACATTGCATTCTTAGCCAATAACCTTGACCCATTTGCCCTTTATCCCAAATTAACATTCCTTTATAATCAAAACCCCAATTATCAAGTATTCTTTTAGCTTCAAAGATAAATGCTTGTGTTGTCCAAAACCATAATATACAATCATCCGCTAATGGTAATTTAATATTTTCTATTTCTTCTAACGTCATTGGTGGATATTTATTAGCTGATCTTCGTGTTTCTGCATTATATTCTGATTTGTAATCCCAAGGCGGATCTACAACTATATTTTCAAATACACCTTCTGGAAGTTTTATTTTGCCACTTGCTATATCTTTTTTTTGTTGTTCAATATCTGCTAGTGTTTTTGCTGTTTTAATTTTACTGTATGCTCCACTAATATTCTCGGTTTTATCCATTTCTTTTATTATATCCTTATCCCCATATTCTATAACTTGTTTTGCCTTTGAAAGATTTGTTCTTCCTATCTTTGTTGCTTTAGCTGCCCTATCTCTTTTTTTGCTTGTGTCCAAATTGGACACATCCTCTTGTGTATATTGATTTTTCCCCTGATAACTTTTCATTGCTTCCCATATTTTAACCCCCTCTGTCGGTGTAAATTGTTTCCTTATAACATTTTCATCATATTCACCTTTTAAACTACTATCTATTTTTATTATATTCACATCTATATCAGTGATACTTAATTCTTTAAATGCTTGTAATCTTCTTTGTCCAGCTATTAAATTATTATTTTCATCAACAACTATTGGTTGTAAAAGCCCTATTTCTTTAATTGATTTTTTTAATTCTTCTAAGTCACCAAGATCTTTTCTAAACCTTTTACAAACTTTTATTTGATTGATTTTCATAGTTATAACCGTTATAGTTTATGTTGTAATTATACGCTTTTTTTATGAAAAAGTCAAGGAGGCAACTTATGCCTCCTTTTATTATCTTCTTCTTTTTTTGAAAATACTTTTCCAAACTAATTGTATTTCTTCTTCTTTTAAAAAGGCACTATTAATATCTAATTCTACTAATCTATCTTCGTCTAAATTTCTAACATTTCTAAATATTTCTTCTAATGCTAAGCGATAATCTGTCATTATTTTTATATTCATTTCTTGCTTATCCATTTTACCCCCCCCCTAAAATTACAGCTAAAATACTTCCAAAAAATAAAGTTAATAACCCAATTGCAATAATATAATCTAACATTTTAAAAGATTAACGCACACTTCAATTGCTTCTATCAATAATTCTCTTTCATCATTATTGAGGTATTCTCTTTTATTTAATTTTCTGATTAGCAGTTCTGAACTAAAAGTAATATCATCTAATGGGTCGTATAATTCTTTATAATTGTATATTAATTTCTTATCCATATTTATTTAATTTATTAATCGATAGTAGCTGTATAACTTTTACCGTCTAGTTCTACTTTTACTTTTTTGCCAGATAGAGATTTTTCTTCCTCATCTAGGATTTTATAACCTTTAATATTCCATCCATTTAATTTAATTTTCTGATTTTCTTTTAATTCTATAACTCCATAAACATCTCTTCTAACTACTGCACAGTTAAAACCAGTAGAAAAAATACAGTAAGAGCTAGTAGAAAAAACACAGCCAGAGCCAGTATCAAAAACACAGTTAGAGCCAGTTTTGAAGATACAACCAGAGCCAGTTTTGAAAACACAGTCAGAGCCAGCAGAAAAAACACAGTAATCTATACCATTAAAATCAAGTACTAAATTATCTTCTAAACTTGAAAATGTTTTAGTATCTTTATCCCAAGTAAATTTATCTAAGTCTAATGGTTCCCCATTTTGTAAAACTCTTTTTTGAATTTCTTTTTTATCCATATTCATATTTTTATCCTTTCTTGTTATTTATTTAAGGTTAAACTCTTTTAAAACAGCGGTTATGGTGTTGATTTTATTCTCGCTTCTGCTATTTTAAAATATTCTTTATCTTTTTCTATACCTATAAATCTACGATTAAGGTTTTTACAAGCTACTCCTGTTGTTCCTGCACCGAAAAATGGGTCAAGAATTATCCCATTTTCTGGACAACCAACTAATATAGGTGTCTCTATAAGTTTTTCTGGGTATGTTGCAAAGTGTGCTTCTTTATATGATTTAGTTGTAATTTTCCAAACACAGCGTTTATTTCTACCTTTATTTGATTGTATTGATTTCCCCTTTGGTTCTTGCAATGTAAGTTTACCATCATTATTTTTATTCCCAGTAAAGTTATATTTATATCTTTCTTTACTTTTATCATTCATCGGTTCATATTGCGTTTCAAAATAATATTTTTTACCCTTAACAAAGAAAAATATCTTTTCAAAATCTACTGTAAATCTATCTTTTACTGATGAGGACATACAGTTTGATTTGTGCCATATCAATTCATTTCTTAATATCCAACCTCTATTTGTCATTTCTATTGCAAAGCGGGATGGAATTTGACAGAGGCATTTATCAGGCAATTTTCTTTTTTGTGTCATATATGTATCTCCTAAAATAACCCAACAAGTTCCTTCTTTTTTTAATACTCTTTTAACCTCATCAAAAATATTACAGAGATTAGTAATATAAATATTAAAATTTGGCTCTAACCCTAGTTGCCTTTCAACTCCGTAATCTCTTAAAGTCCAATAAGGTGGACTCGTAATACACATATTGACACTTTCATCTGGAAGTTTTTTTAATTCTTCTAATGCTTCACCTTGTATAATTTTATTTTTCATAATTTTTATTATTTCACTAAGGTAATTTTTAAATACTTTGCTACTAGAAATATCATTTAACTTTATATTCTCTTTATTTTTTTTCTATATTCATATTTTTTATCTTAATTTGTTAAATCTTCATTCATTTTTTGGTTATAATTCTGATAGAATATAATATCACACTAATCCCAATTCCTATTAAAATATATGCAAATAATTCCATATTTTTTATCCTTAATTTATTAAACCTCTAATTTTTAGAATTATACTGTTAAGATTTTTAATTTCTTTATTTAAACCAATATTTTTTAACTGCAAATCTGAAAATTCTTTGCATTTTTCTTCCCACATTCTACATATTTCTTTGTGGGGAATATCTATTGTCTTCATATTTTTTAATTTAATTTATTCCTTGTAAAGTCCACTTTACAACAAAATATTTTCTCTAATTTCCCGGTATTTTAAGCGGAAAAGTGGAGGTGTTTCTTGACAGCGAACTCTGGGTTTGCACCAGACATACCGTCGTATGAAACTACTTATTCGCTTTTATTTCAGTATCACCTAATAAAACCTTTGTTTCTATCTCAGTTTGTAATTGCATTATTTTTTTTGCTATTTGATAAGGAGCTACACTTTTTAATTCTTCTAGCCTACCCCCTCCAACAAATTGATTTTTCTCCATACCACTAACCATTAGTAAAATTGCATAAAGGTCGCCGATTATATCTTTTTTGGTTATAAGCCCTTTTATTGCCTCTTCATCAATCGCTATTGTCTTCATATTATTTAATTTAATTTATTATTGGGAGAGAGTGCTTGCCTAAGGTGTTAATCTCCCTGTATCAGAATATTTCTGTAATAGCTTCTCAAATTTATCTTGTGTATTTTTGGTCATAAATTGCTTGTCTATTTTTTCGTTATAATATTTTAGTGGTTCGCTTGTATCGCTTGAAACATTGTTATACGCTTTCCCAGCACCTATAAAATCACAAGCCATTTCTAAAATATACTTATCTGGCATATCACAAGGGATTGCTTTTCCCCTGTCTAAATCAACCCAATAAACAAAATGATGTTTATTTTTAGCTTTATGGTTAAGCCACGCGACAGAATATCCATTTTTAATTCTTTCTGCATCTATCGGACTACTTTTTCCTTGAAAATATTTAGCGGAGATAAAAAATTCAGTTAAACTATACTTTGAAAAATCGTGTATTATCCCTTGCCAATATAGCCCAACCTTAAAACATTCTATCCCAACATAATATTTGTGTTTTGCGATTGTCCAAAAATGTTTAAAATATTTCTTCATACTTCCTATTTATTATTTATTTAAGGTGGGAGCAGACACTTGCCTAAGGTGTCTGCTCTTTTGAGGTTGGCGGTTAAGGAGGAGGAAACCTGCCAACTATATTTTCATTGCCTTTACCGTTGCTTCTGATAGTGTTTTGCTATCATATCCGTAGTTGATACATTGCCGTTCTACTAAGGTCATCAAGATGAGCATATCTTTATCAATGAATACTGGATTTCTGAATAAAAGCTCTGTTAGATAAGTATATTTATCAATCGGTTTCTTATTGCGGATATTTACCACCTTGCTTATCATTCCTAACTTTGTGGCTTTATCAACAAATGTATCAAACTGTTCCTCTATCTGCTTACTTAGCTTTTCGTTAATTTGGTTCGGCGTGCCTGCCATATTACCACCCTCTTAATTGCTGTTGTTTTATGGCTACCCTTTGTTCCCTTAGTTTCCTTTCTTCATCTATCCTTACTATTGCTCTTCTATATGCTTTCTCTGCATCTATGATAGTCCCACCGTTCTTGCAAATATTCCTTCGTAATAAGTCTGCTCTGGCTAAATTAGCTTTAGTATATCTACTTGGTTTTCGTAAAACAAACCTGATAAAACCCTCATACCTTTTTATTGCTTTTTCTTTCGGAACTTCTTTTATATTCATTATTACACCCCCTTGATATAAAAAAGTTTAAAAGAGTTATAAAGCACAGTGTAGCAATATAAGTTTTCATCTTATCCTCCTTAATTGTAAAGAACTTAGGCGGTTTTTTAACTTTTCATTATTACTTCACAATCTAATACTTCAGGGACAAATGTTGACGTGGAAGTCCAAATTCCATCTTGATTTTCCAACATTTGATTATAAATCCATCCTCCAAAAACTCTTAATACCGAATAATATTTATTAACGACACATTCTTCGTGTAATTTCATTTCTAATAATTCTTTTTTCTCCATATTTTTTACTTAATTTATTAAATCACTTGAAATCTTAGTTGAGAATGAGCAAAAGAGTTCCACCCTCAACTAAGAATGCAAATGATGTAGTTAATTATTTAAAGTTCATCCTTAGTTATTTAATAAAATTATTAAGTTTATTTTAAGGCACATTGCTTTATTCCTCCCCCCTAATACCCCACACAACCTACCACAGTTTCAAGGAGGGTAGAAACTCGGGGTTGTGTAGAGAGTTAGGGGGATGGTTGGTTTTCAATATTTCTATAATATAATTATATTATAGCATATATAGGATAAATGTCAAGCGTTCAACTGTTGATAACTTTTGCTTGTTCACAATATTCCAACATCTGTTCGTGTTCATACCCTTTATTTCTAAGTATTCTAACCATATTTCTGCCTATCTTATTCCTTATTTTTCCTTTTTCTTCCCAATAAGTTAAATTTTGTTTATGCCTTATATTTTCTACCGCTGTTAATTTGCATTCTTGACAATATTTAGCTGTTGGTGAATTTCCTAAAAATATTTTTTTACAAACTTTACATATCTTTTTGAATTTTCTTGGTTTCACGTTTTTTTCCTTTCAGATTGCCCTCCGCTTCGCTCCCTTTTTCAGGGATTACTTGAATTATATAGTGTCCTTTTATTGTTTTACCTTTTTTCGGATCTATATCACCGAATTTTCTTGCGATTAAAACCATATGTATATCATCTTTTTGAATTGGTGGAGCTAAGAAATGGTTTTTATATACTACTAATAATCGCTTTCTAAATTTATCTTCTACAACACAACAAATATTATCGTGATATAGTATTTTTACTTTTCCATCTGGGTTATGGAAATATTTACAATATCTACATTTTTCTTCTGTATGAACCATAATTTTTACCTTTCTATTTATATAATTTATGCGTATCTATGCCAGTTGCAAGTATAACTAATTCCCTTATTTCTTTACCAAAATATTCTGCTTGTTTTTGACGTTCTTTTTGTGGCATATTTTCTTTTTCTTGTTTATTATACATTCTTTCTAAAAGGTTTGCCATAAAAATTTTTATACTTGCTCTAAATCCTGCTTCTGTGAATTTTGGTTTTTCACCTGCTTTGTTATATTCAAAACCCCAAAGTGCATCTTCTATTTCTTCTAAAACAGGGCTTATTTTTTCGCCTATCATTCTTTTAGTTAAAAATTCTTTTTCTTTATTCATTTAATATTCTTTCAAAATTACTAATTATATTTTCGTAATATTCAATACCTTTGTATTGTTTATTAACTTTATTTTTAATCTTATAAAGTTCATCTGCCCATTTTGTGCCTTTTTTTCTTATAATTGTATCGTGTATTCTAGGATCGCCTGTTCTATGATGTAGTGTATGGCATTTTGCACAGATATTTATCCCATTAGAAAAATTATAGCGTAATTCTGCTGACTGGCTTTTCCTGACAAAGTGGTGAGCACATTGGCTATCATTAACTTCGCATACTAAACATTTTGGAAATCTTTTACAAATTATTTGATGATATAAACTATCTGCCTTTTTTTGTAGCTTTCTTATTTTTTGCTGTGTTGTTAATTTTTTCTTCATTTTATTTCTTTATTATTAACAATATTTAAAATCTTCTGTTCTTGTTTACAAGGTTCATTTCTAAGTGTGCAATTTCCATTCTGATATTTATCACATACTATTTCAAAATTTATTTTAGCAAGATAGCAATCTTCTGTTTTCCCTTGTTCTCCACTTATATTATGTTTTAAATCAGATCTGGATAATACTTTTGCTTGTGCCAGCATTTCATCTTTATTTTCTGCTGTTGTAATCGGGCTTATCATTAACAGTTTAGAATATGGGACTTCTGCTAAATCGTCTACATTATATCCATATTCTAATACCCATTTTTCATAAATTCTTATAGAGTTATAAATATGCCCTTGTGATATTCCTAATGTAGCGATGTATTGATTAAATGTTTTACATTCTTCATCTAAGGCAAGATAATATTTATTATCGCGAATTATTTTTGATATTCTTCCTGTTTGCAGATAGAAAAGTGTTGTTCCTTCTACATATTTTTTAAGTTCTTGGTTAAGGTTAAATGCTTCTTGTATATCTTTTTTAAGAAATTTTTGTAGTTTCATAATTTTACCTTTCTATTTCTTTTCCTAATTCTTTTAATCTTTTTCTTAGTATTTTTAATCTGTTTTCTATATTATTTTTTTCATTGTTTATACTTATAATTTCTTGCGATACTTTTCCAAATTTTTTTTAATTTTTCTTTTTTATCCATATTCTTATTATACTACAACTGCTGAAAATGTCAAGTTATCTAAAAAGCATATTTCTATATCCTACTATCAGAATAATAGTTTCTTAGTAATTTTCTAAGTATTCCCTCTGAACAATCATTTTCATATTCTTCCATTATTTTTTCATCATAATCTTCTTTATTATATTCTTCTGGAAAATAATCTTTAATTGTTTTATATGTTTGGCGACCTTGTATTCTAATAATATCCCAACCTAATTTAGCTAATTTTTTATCACGCAATTCATCTTTTTCTAATTGATTAAAATGTATTTTACCATCTGCTTCTATGCCTATTTTTTTAATCGGGTCGGCAAAATCTATAAAATATTTATCAACTGGATATTGTGGATAAAATGTCAATCCTAAATATCTTATATCACTCCAAATATTTTCTTCTATCGGAGTAAAAATATTTAACCAATAATAAATTTTATACGGGGCAATTTTTGGTTTCCATAATTCTTTGTATCTTTTTTTAATTTCATTTAATTTTTCAAAATATTCAATTTTAGGTTCAAACATTATTTTCATTTAGTTGTTTATTTTTTTCTTTTTCAAGTTTTTCTGCATATTTTCTTTTATCTTCTTTTCTTTTTTGGCATTCAGCCATAATATTATATTTTTCTTTCCACCATAAGAATTTTGGCAAATATATAGCATAATAATTTTTTCCATTTTGTATTGTTTTTGATATTATTTTTTCTTTTAAACAATAATCTACTAATGGTTTAAATGTGCTTCCTAAAACTTGGTTCATTATTCTATCACCATTGCAAAGTTCTTTATATTTTTTTTCAAATTCCCAAATATTTTTTTCAACCCATAATTTCCTTAATTCATCATCTGTATATTCCCAAAAATTTTTAACTTCCATATCTACCGCTTTCTAGTTACCTAGCTTTAGGCATTGATAGTTTTTTATCTAATTGTTTTTTCATAGCAAGATATTTTGGATGTGGCTTATATTCAATTTCTGAGAAGGTATCAGTTTCCATTTTTACTTTTACGCCATCTCTAATAAAACTTCTTCCGTCTGGTTCAAGCATATACCCGTCCCAATATGGGACAGTATCTATATCTTTAATAACTTCTATACTGGCAGTATTAACATATTCACCGCTTCTAAGTTTAACTAATTTTTGTTGACCAAATATTCTTGCTATATTTTCTGCTTCAACATCTTCTAATAAAAATTCAATTCCAGACATCATTTTTAAAATTTTCATACTTCTATATATCCTTTCTTATTATTTTTCTTAATAAACATCATCAAATCGCCTAATTTATTTTCTAATGCTACTGGGGTTGTTATATTTGGGGAATACTTTTTACTTAGTATATCTGGTAAAGCATCTAATAATTTGCTTAGTTCTTCAAAGCCGTGTTTTTTAATCATCCTGTCTAAAGCATTACGCTGACCTTTATTAGGGAATAACTTATAACAAGAAGGGTTTATCGGTTTAAATTTATCTATTAGTGTATTTATTTGGTTTGGTTCTTTAGAAGAAGAATTTTTATCATCCACAAGCTCTGCTTGTATAATATTATCTTCTTTATCTTTACTATCTTCTATAATAATACTATCTTCTGATGGTTCGTTTTTTTCATTAAGGGGTTTACCGTTAGTGGGTTTTACGGCAATGGTTTTTCGGGGCATTTCTTCAACATTCTCAGGTGTAAAATTTATCCTTTTACCTTTAAACTTCCCATTTTCCCTATCTTCTTCTAATATTATTATCCCTAACTTTTCTAAATATTTTAATCCTGTTGGTATGAAATCTTTACTTAGCCCGCTATATGTAGATATTGTTTTTGTGTAGTATTTTATATCTTTACCATTAAAATCACTATCTATCTCAGTTATAGTAACATATAGTAACAACATTTTAGACCTCATTGATTTTTTATATTGTTCTCTTATAAGCCGTGTTATTTTTTTCTCTTGCCAACAAAATGGCTGTTTTCTTGTGCTTCGCATAATTATATCCTTTCTTTATTTATATAATTTTTTATAAGTTCTATATCTTCATTATTAAGTTTAAACCATTCTCCCCTATGTTTTTTATCTTTAAATAATATATGCAATTCTTCCTCTGCCTTTTTATAATCATCAACATATTCACATAATATTATTTCAATTTCATCAGGATTTTCTGTGACATAGCTTTTTATTCTATTCTTAGGATTTTTAGATCTACCAATTTTATAAAATTCTTTGTTTTTTAAAATATAGATATAGCCACTTTCTTTTAAAATAGTTTTTTTAATTTTAGGCAAAATATGATTTTCCTTTTTTTTCTATTATTGTATTATTTATAATTTCAACTATTTTATCTCTTGCTACTAAATCACCACTAAAAATCCATTTTATAAATAAATTTTCAACATTATCCTCTACTATATTGTTAAAAGGACTAATCATATCTTCGCCAGCTAAGCAAAAAAATCCAGCAGATGACAAATGCATTATATCATTAGAAGAAATATTTTTTAATGTATTAAATTCTGTAAAAATTGAATATTCATCGCTAAAAATGCCAGATATTTTACATAATCTTTTTTTAAATGCCTTTTCTTTTTTATCAAGTTTTATTTTATTCATTGTTTTTTTACTTTTCTATTTTTAATCAAGATTTTATCTTGTAGCTTAAACAAAAAACCACCTATTAAGCTTTGCAACTAAGTGGCTTCTTGTAAAATATATATATTTGGTATTTTTTTTATAACCTATTATAGTTTTAATATGTCGCAAAGCTTACTATTATTATACCGTATTTCTGAAAAATATCAAGGGGTTAATTATACTTCTTATCAAATTCTTCATCGGACATCAAAAGATATGATATTCCTTCAAAAAAAGCGATAATTGTTGGAATAAATGTCCAGCAGAATAAGATATAAAATATACCTGATGCTTTACCCAAATAAAATTTGTGACACCCTGTCCAGCCAAGTAATAAAGCTAATAATCCTGCTACAATTTTATTACGCATAATTTTTTCCTTTCTAGTTTTTAATTTTAATTATTACCCCTCCAATAGTTGTCCCGCTTTCTTTAAATTCTCCTTCTTTTATATCTATAATTTCAGCTTTTGTATATTCTAAAAACTTTCTAAATTCTGTTTCTTTCTTATTTTTAGAATTTTCCCAATGTTTAGAAGCGATAGAAACTAATATGCCTTTATTCCTTAATAAATCATACATATGCAATATGTGTTTAATATCTTGATTTTTAAAAAATGGGGGATTAGCAATTATTCTATCAAATGTCATATGGTTAAATTCCAAAAAATCGCCATTATCTGATACATTCTCTAAATTATCAATTTTATCAAGATATTTTAAATTTGTTTTATCAATTTCACAAAATTGTATTTGCCTGTCGCATACTTTTTTTATTTCTTTAATAATCGCTCCTCTGCCAGCAGAAGGTTCTAAAATATCTACATAATTATTTATCTCTGCTAATTCTACAAGTTCTTTCGCTAATTTTTCAGGTGTTTCAAAAAACTGTAATTCTTTTTTCTTTTTTGTATTATTGCCTAAAAGTTCATCAATACTGTTTATATTTCTATCAAAAATAAACCCGCCTATTTTACCGCCTTTCCATTTTCCACCTAAGAATTTTAAGTGTTTTGCAACTTCTAAATATTCTTTTCTATCTAGTTGTATCTCTGGTAAATAGTAAATATTATTTTCTAGTTTACCTTGTTTAATTATGTTTTCCATAATTTTTACCTTTCTAGTTGTTAGCTTGCTAAAATATTCCGTTCGGATATAAAAACACCGAAAAAGGAGGGTTAAACGATGATCGCACCGAACGGAACACTACAGCAAGCTAAGTGATTTAATTTTCAAAGATGGATATATATACCAATTCGCTTCTAAAAACGCAACACGTGGCAATTTTTGGCGAATTATGCGGTTTTACAAATACTTTGTATTACAGTTATTAGTGTTTCCGAAACATCACAACAACCAGAATAAAATTCAAATAATTGCCTACTTTTCAATATTTCATTTTCAATTTCTATCGTTTCACTTTCAATTTCATTTTTTATCATTGTTATAGTTCTTTCTTTGCTTATTTTTTCATCTTTCATTTTTGTAGCATAAACATATTTTAGTGATTTTTCTTGCTTTTCCATAGTATTTTTATATACTACTTTTTTTGTTTTCAGATAAATAAGCATTGCTGAAAGTTCCGCCATCATCTTTTTTAATCTATCTTTATCAATAGTTCCTTTTGCTATCATAAATAATTGTCTTGAAATACTAAATACTGTTTCTGTTGCTTCTTCTTGATGTTCAAGATCGTCCCATTTAATAATATCTTTTTCTAATCTTTTAAATGTTTCTAAATAATTATCATTAATGTTCATTTAATTAATTCCCATTTATAGTTTTTATATGATTTAATATAGCCATTTATACAGTTAGATATACCTTGCCGTGTAAAATTAAGCTCATCAGCTGCATCTGATATACTATCCCATATTTTAACAACATCATTCTGATATGTTAATTGTTTAACTTTCTTTGGTTTTGAACCACCATTATTTTTTTTCTTCTTGATATCGTTATTTTTTATAAACTTATTATAACAATTTTTACAATAATTCGGAGTTTCATCATAATAATCACCGTATTTAATAGTTATCCATTCTTCATTATCACCTTTAATTCTTAATTTATGGCATTCTCTCGTTTTAGAAAGTAAAATTTCACATAATTTGCATTTTCTAATTTCATTATGATATTCACAAGGGATTATATTACCATTTTCGTCATATTCTTCGTAAATTAATTTATCCATTTTTATTTTTCCTTTCTATTTATTCCAATTACGAACTGCATATTTAGCTATTTCGTGTTCACCTATACTTTCACAATATTCTGAAAATCTTTTAGCATCGTTATAAAAGTTAAGAATATAACCAAACATACTTAAACTTCTACAAGCAGTTTCTAAATCTGCTAAATCTGCCTGTTTTAGATATTTTATACAAAGTTCATAATTAAGTTTTAATTTTTTTGATATTCTCATATTACCCTTTCCAACTTTTAATTTCACTATAAAAGTAATTTATTTTATCCTGTAAATCTTTAATATCTTCATAAGTTCTTGCTGTCCAGAATGTTCTGATTGCTCCGCTTGCAGAACTAATTGATATTAACTTTAGCCGTGGCATTTTCTTATATTTTGACCAATAAACTAATGAATAAAATGTTAATTGCAAATGTTCATCTACACGTTTCTGGTTCCATAATTGCCCTGTTTTATATTCAACAATAGTATCACCTTGTATCCCATCAAAAATAGCAAGTAAATTTATCGGCTTATATTCAACTTCAATTTTAACTTCGCATTGTTCAGTTATTGGTATTTCTGTTCTTATTTTTTCAATAATTTTATTCTGTTTATCAGTTAAATTACTTACTATAAATGTTCTATCTTCTAAAACTTTATGTGCTAATTTACCAAATTGCATTTTTTCATTTGGCTCTCGCTTTATATTCCTGTAATATCTGTTAAAGTATTCTTCCCTATCTTCTAAGAATAGACAAAGCTGGCTATACGAAATGTAATTTTTTGGGGGTTTCATTTTATTATTTTACGAAGATTTAATGGTTGATAATTAGTAAATTCTAATGATATAAGTTTATTATAACCACTTATAACTTTATTAAAGTCTGGTTCGTTCCTTCTATAATCTGTATTATGGAAATGCCCGTGTAGATTTATATCAAAATATCCATCCCAAGCAATCGGCATATGTGTAAAGGCAATTCGTTTACCAAACATTTTGAAATCAAATCTTTCACAGGCAAAATCCCAGCCATTAGATAAATAAAAATTGATCGTTTTATTATCGTGGGTTCCTAATACAAGAATAGTTTTGCACTTCAATCTTTTTTTTAAACCAATTATTATTTTTCTTATCATCCCCTATACAAACATCACCTAAATGGATTAACAAATCATCTTTTTTAATATTATTAACCAACCCTTTTTTAATCTTATCTTCAAAATTTTCTGGTCGCCCATATTCAATCAATTTAGTATGATTTAGATGTGTATCAGTGGTAACCCAAATATTCATTATTCATTACCCCTTGCTATGCCTTGACAGTTTCTGCAAAGTGCTTTTCCAAATTTTTTCTTAGAAAATTCATATTCAGCAACTGAGATTTCAACTAAACATTCTGTGCAGGTTAAATCTTTTTTGTCTTGATTATTCATCTGTTGTTCTGTTGTTTGTTGTTGTGCTAGTTTTGGTGTATAAGCTGGTTTGCTATAACTGTTATAACTTTGTGCTGGTGTTGATTTCCCCTTAAAAACATCTATGCCTATTTCAAGGTAACTAGCACATTTACTAAGGCAATCAGTAACAGCACTTTTATAACCATCTGCAATTTCTGTTCCTTTACCTGTTGTATTATGCCCTCCAAATTGTGGTGTTATCTTCACATCATAATCGTGTATTTTTAATTCACCTTTTACCAAAACATAATCAGGTGTTTCTTTAATAATTTCTGTTGATAAATGCCACCCGCCTAATTTGAATACACTGTTTAATCGTTCTATGATAAAAATAGATTTTATTGTGCTTAGAAATGTTTTAGTTGGATGCTTTGATATTGCTTCTGCTGGAAGCGGTGCATTTAACTGTTTTCTTATTTCTTCTGTTATTTGTAGTTTTTTAATTTCATTTGCCATAATTTTACCTTTCTTTATTAAATTATTATTTCATCAATCTTCTTATAAAGGACAACTAAACCATCTTCTGTTTCTATTTTGAAACTTCCATCATCTTTATAATCATTTCTTTCAAGAAAAAGTTGATATTTTTCTTGTTTTCGTAATTCTTCTGCTTCTTGTTTTTTCTTTTCTTCTTCTACTATTTTTGCATTTTCTTTTTCTTGTTGTTCATCAAGTATTTTCTGCTTTGCTTCTTCAACTGCTTTCTTTTTATCTTTTTCAGCTTGTATTTTTGCATTTTCTATATTTATTTTTGCTTGTTTCATAGCTTCTTTTCTTGCTTCTTCTTTTGCTTTTGCAATCCCTTTATCAATTTCAATTTTCTTTTTTTCTTCTACAAGTTTATCTTCTGCTTCTTGTAATTTTCTTTCTTTTTCTGCAAGAATTTCAGTTTTCTTTTCATTAAAAAAGTTTTCAAATTCTGTATTATCCATTTCTAATAATTCACTATCTTCAAGTTCAATATCAATTTCTTTTAGTCTTGCTTTTCTATCTGGAAGATATTTTTGCATTCTTATTTTTTCTTTTTCACCATCTATTAAATCTATTTTTAATTTAATTTTATCTTCAATCGGTTTTATAATTTTTAAAAGTTCATTCTCTGCTTTTATAACTGCTTTCTGATATTTTAATGCTTCTACCCGCTGTTCTTTTCCATAACTTTTAACAGCTGTTCTTAATGCTGATAATTCTTGCTTGCCTGATTTTGCAATTAAATACCCTTGTTTATCTTCTAACCCTTTAATCTGTATATTCTTGTATTTATCAGTTATTTTAATTACTTCTGCCTTAGTGGGATTAAATTTTTCTATATTTAAGTTATCCATTATTGCTCCTTTTTAGTTTATTTATTTTTTAAATTCTATTACATTTAATCTTAATATTTTACAAGCCCAAGCATATCCATAATCAGTATCCCATTCTATCTCATCTTCATCCCTATATTCCATTTCTACCAAATATTTTTTTAATTTGTTTGTAACAAACTTTTTTATAATTTTTTTATCTTCTCCGTAAATTTTTATCGCACCAATATGACTAATACCATCATAATTATATATATCTACAAAAGTATCTTCTAAATATCTACAAAGAAAATTCCAAACTTCATTCTCATCATTCGCTCTGAAAAATAAATGTTTTTCTTCCTTGTCAGAATAACAACCTCTTTTTAATATCACTTCCCAAAAACTAGGTTTTGTTTCAATTTTATAATCTTTCATAATTTTAATTTAGTTTATTAAAACTTTTACATTTAACAACCCCGCTTCTAAATTCCCTAATTTTGCAAATGCCCCTTTGGACAAATCTATTCTGCTATTGCCATATTTCTTGCTAATTCTATCATTTACCCTTACTGTGATTTCTTTTTCTTTATGCTGAACATTTAAAATCGTTCCTAGTGGCACAAGATTGCACGCTGCGGTAAGCTGGCTATCGTCATATACTTCGCCATTAGCTGTAATACAAACATCTTTACCACAGCAGTTATTTACATAGTAGCTGGCTTTTAATGATAATATCTTTTTTGGTTGCGGAATCGCTGGTAAAATTTCTGGTTCTTCAATTATTTCTTGCCTTTCAATCTTTATAACCGTTATAGATTTTAATTCTCTTTCAAACAATACAACTTTTAGCATAAAACAACTTATCAATAATGCTGTTAAAAGTATCAAAACTACTAAGCTGAACCAAGATGTTTTTATTATTCTGACATTTCCATTTACACAATTATCACAAATTGCATTATTTTTATCCTGTCCGATTATATCTATGAATGTTTTTTTACAAAACTTGCATTTTAATTTTTGTTTCATATTTTTATTTTACTTTTTTATCTATATCCATTTTTAAATTGATATTTAATTCTCTCCAATCCTTAATCGCTTTTCTGTAAATCTTTAAAATCACTTTATATTTCGGTCGTGCAAACCAGAAAATCTTTTTTTCTTCTTCTTTTAACATTTCACTTAGCATATTACAAAACCTAATGTTCGCTTCACCTTGATATAGCATATCACTAATTTTTTCTTCTTTTAGCAGGATTTCTTTTTCAAGATTAACAGCAGTATCTTTATTAATATAATCTTGTTGGTTTTTTTCTTCCTGCATATCTTTTAATGTATGTTCCTTTTTAAATTTTTTGAATTCTTGTTTTGTATCCATAAAATTATTTCCTTATATAGTTTATCACTTGATTAGCGGTTTTATCATCACTGCAAGTTGTAATTATTCTTTTTATTTTCTGTTCGTTATCGCCCCTGTTTTTTAATTGGTTGGCGATATTTAACCAATATTCTTGTTTTGTTTTCACATTGCCTCCTTTTAGTTAGCTTGCTAAATTGCTACTCCAGATACATAGGAGAACAAAAATTGCAAATACCTATGTCTTAAATACTTGCTAAAAAAACCTATGTAAATGAGTAGCAGTCAAGCAAGCTAAATTTATTATGTTTTAAAGTTCTATGTTGAAAGTTGAGCACATTTTCTTTTGCCAATCTGCCGAAAACCATATTTCGCCTATATTTTCTTTCTGTTTTAGTAAAGCTGTACATTCGTTCTGTTCGTGTTGTTTAATCCCTAATGATATTATCTTGAAAAATACTATTGCTAATATTATCCAGAAAATTACTTTTAAGATGTATTTTACATTCATATCAGCAATCCAAGCTATTAATGTTATCAGTGATATTATTATTGTTGTTATAATTAGTATTCCCATATTTTTATTTTATTATGCACACCATCTAGTAAAATTTATTTTATTAGTTTTTAATACTTCTTTTGCCATATCTATACATTCTTGTTTTGTATATTCACCAGAAGCTATATTTTTTAATATTTCATCCCGTAAACTATCTTCTGTCTCGTGTGCTGATTCTGTATCATAATTTTCAACATCTTTTTTTATTATTTTAATTTTTGCTTTTATATATTTTGTTGTTGAATTAATTTTTTTGTTCTCCTTCTAAATTATATTATTATTTATAGAATTGCCAGCCCGTCGTTGTAGATATAATTAGTAACTTGTGTTTATTATATCTTGCCCGATAGGGTTCGCTTTTCTTTGTTATTTTTATTATAGCAGATGTAGAATAAATGTCAAGCGTTCAAAGGTGGATAAAAGTGGATAACTTTATCTTCCCGCTTTGTTAAGCTAAAATTCGTTCATAAATAAACCAGCCTTTTCGTATATCACATTGATTGTAAAATTCATTTGTTAAAGGATTGCCTTGTCTAACTGTTGCATTGCAATCAAATATCCACATATTTATAGCACACATTTTGGCACATCTATTATCAATATCAATACCATTAAGATAACAGTTTTTATTCTTCTTATTAGCTGATATTAAAAATCTTCCGCTACCGCAACACGGATCGATTATATTTTTATTATCTTCTGTTATTTGCATTTCTGCCATCGCTTCTGTGATATGTTCTGGCGTAAAAAACTGTCCTGCTTCTCCCATTGTTATTCTGCCCTGATAAATATCACCTAAAATATCTTTTTGTTTTTCTAATGTTTCTTTAAAAAGTTTGTTCCAAGCATTTGCAAAAAAATCTATTGGACGATTTCCTATTTCTTTTTCGCTTTTATATTTATTGGCGATTTGCAAATATCTTTCTTCGTATATGCCATCAAGTTTATTATTAAGTAGTTTTTCTTTAATATTATCCCTTTTTAAATTATCAGTTAAAGAAAGAAGCGATGCTAATATTAAATCAAGCCAATCAGTAAAGAAATTTGAATATCCAACATTAGATATTTTTTCAAGTTCTTTCCAAACTTCCTTGCCATTTGGTGATGAATATTTCCAAGATTTTTTCATTTTTTTGTTTCATCTTTAACATATAATCTATTTAATATTTCTTGAAATTTTAATTCATCTTTATAATTCATATTTTTATTTTATCCTTTTTTCTAATTTATCTAATCGCTTTTTAATTTTTTCTATATCTTCTAATATACTTGTTTGAAGTTTAGCAGTAATTTTATTACTTTCAATAAGTGCATTGTTTATTTCTTTTTGTAATATAATGTTTGTATCAATCATATTTTTAATTTCTTAATTTATTATATCTATTTAACCATTTCCCCCAAACAACTAAATATAAAATTTTCATCTTCTAACCTTTTATAATATTTATCTATAAATTTTAATAAAGCTTTTTTCTCCGTAGTTTCTTGTACATCAATTGGAAAACCATTTACACCTATTATGAAACCAAATTTTTTCATAGTTTTTTTATATTTTTTCATATAATTTAAATTCCTTTCTTCTTAAATTTTCACTAATTATCATTTCAAGTATATTTTGAAATTCTTCTAAATTTTCTGTACCAATAAAATTGCAATTATAATATTTCTTTTTTCTTTCGTATAAATATTCATTATTAGATATTTCTTTAACTAATTTTCTTACTATTCTGCAATGTTCTGTGCAATATTTACCATAAATAAACATTCCATCATCTTTCTTTATAATCTTGTTTAAAGGCAACTTATATTCTTTAAATTTATTTATAACTATTTGTTTAAGTGTTTCTATATTAGTTAAATCTGCTTCCTTATATTCTTCTTTTAAATTAAATTTCATATTTTTATTTCCTTCCAAATTCTTTATTTAAAAATTTATTTGTTAAATATTCTTTTACTGTTGCCCCATTGTTAAGATGAAACCATAATTGTATTTTATTATCATTAAATATTGCTAGGCAAGGTATTAAATCTGCTGGTATATCTGTAAGTTCACTAAATTTTTTATCTTTCCCCCGAAATTCATTTAAGAATAACTGGTATATTGAAAACTTTTTACCATAAAAATTAGTTTTTAATTGTATATAATCATCTAATATATTTTTATCTGTTGGTTTTTTAATTGCTATTATAAATGAACCGCAACAATTACTAACTGTATATCCAGTAAATTCATCATCTTCATATTTTTCAAAATAATCCCTGCTGTTTCCTATAAACCAAGCACCTTCTATCCCCAATGTATTTTTAGGGTATCTTATGCTTTCTGCCATAATATTAAATTCGCTATCTTTAAACCCAATTAAGCAATCATCATTAGTATCAAAATTACTTGTTATTTTTATGTATATTTTTTTAAAGTTCTTTTTAATAAAACTTTTTATTATAGATATTGTTATTTTAGACATATTTTTGTTCCTTTAATTTATTATATCTTTATTATAACAGATATAGGAAAAATGTCAAGTGTTGTATTATCTTTTTTTAAAATTATTACTATTATTTAATATTTTGTTTTTTATTTTTTATTTCCGATACACACTTCGCTACGCTTCGTGGCTTGCTATCGCAAGCGGTTTTTTTCTTTTTTTTATTTCTTTTTATTCTTACTTGTTTAATATTATTTCTTTATAATTTATTCTTCAAAAATTGTTGTAGTTATCCCGCTTTTGAAATGGAATTAATAAATTGGATATTTATATGAATGTTGATATAAAAAGGGATGTTTAGATTTTGTGCGTTAGAATATTAAAAATTTATTCTTCAAGAAGTGGCGGATATTTAGAGGATCCGCACCCCAGCACCCTTTTCGTGACGGTTATCTGTAGCTACATAACAAGCACACAGAAGCATTGGTGGCGATATAAAATCCTTTTAATTAGAATATTTGTTATTTAATTTTAATCGCTTATCATTATTTCTTAACCCAGTCACTAGGTAATTAAGAAATATCGTTTTTTTAATTCACCAGAAAACTTAACTGGCTAAACACTCGTCAGTTTCGTACGCCTACTCCGATATAGCGAAAACTTTTTATATCAAAAAACATAATTGTATTTTTGTTGAACATAATTCGCATTATTCAACAAGCAAAAAACACCCTTACGGGTGTTAAATGCAATGTATAGAAAAGTTTTCACCGATTTCTCGGATTATAAAACTGTTATCAATTTTATAACTATCTTCCCTATACATTAACTATATTATAATTCATACTACTAAAAATGTCAAATCCTTGTTTTTAAAGTTATAATGGTTATATGGTCGCTTGACATTTTTTAAATATCTGCTATAATAAAAATATAAGTTGTATTTCTTGAAAATGCCATTAGTTCATCAATCGCTAGTGGCATTCTTTGGAAAAATAACTATAACTTGTTGTGAAAACAAAATGGAAAATAAAATTATACAAGGTGACTGTTTAGAAATTTTAGATAATATTGATAATAAAATATTATCTAAAGCATTTTTTATAAGCGATCCACCTTATAACCAAAAATATCATTATGATAATTACACTGATAATTTAGATGTAGATGAATATAGGGATTTATTATATAATGTTTTTTCAAATAAAAAATCAATAATAATTCATTATCCAGAAGAAACAATAAATATTTTAGCAACACTTGATTTGGGTTTATGCCAACAATCTGTAAGTTGGGTATATAATAGCAATACAGCAAAACAACATAGGATTATAACTTGGTGGAATTGCAAACCAGATTTTAGAAAAATACCTCAAGAATATAAAAATCCTAATGATAAAAGAATAAAAAAAAGAATTGCAGAAGGAAAAACTTGTAGAAGTTACGATTGGTGGAAAGTAAATCAAATTAAAAATGTTAGTAAAAAGAATAATAATCATAGCTGTCCAATTCCTGAAGAAATTGCAAAAAGAATAATATTATCGACAACAGAAGAAAATGATTTAATAATTGATCCTTTCTGTGGTAGTGGGACTATATTAAAAATTGCAAAACAATTTAATAGGAAATTTATAGGGATAGAATTAAGTAAAAATTATTGTAATATAGCAAATAAAAGAATATTATAATGGAAAAAATATCTGTAAAAAACAATAATCTTGTAATAGAAATTCCTTTAAAGGTAAAAAGGTTCTGCCCTTATGAAGGAAAAAATATTGGTGATATGGATAATATCTGCGGTTTAATAGATAAAAAAGAATGCGGATTTGCTTATTTTGTGGATAGATATTATAAAGGAAAATCAGATGATGTTTCAATAATCTTTTATCAATATTATAATGGGAAAAATGATTTTAAAAAACTTTGTAAAAAACTGGGGATTAAAGTAGTAGAATATTTATGAAATCCAAGTGGAAAAATCCTAAGCTAACTATCTTAAAAGTTTATTTTTTTGTTGGTATATGGGGATTATGGTTTGCTTGTGTAATAAGTATAATAAAATAATATGAAAATATTAAGTAAAACAAGAATAAAAATATTAGAAGCAATAAATATAAATGGTTCAGCTAGATTATTTAATGTTAAAAATAATACAGCAACAGAAATGGATAAAAATTTATTAAATGAAGCACTAGGGTTTAGAAGTTTATGTTTATTTTCAAAATTAAAAGATAAAGAATTGAAAAGTTTATGGGATAAATCAGGATTAGAATATAATTTGTAATAAGTTTAATAAAATAAAATGGAAAAACTGTATAGAAAACTTATATTTATTTTTGCAATAACACTAGGATTACCTTTTATCCTTTTAATGGCTTTTGGATATTATACTTATAGCGAACATACTTTTTGGGAAAGTTTTAAAAATATAATAAACGATTTTAAATAAAAAATATGAAATGCTTACATTGTAATAATGAAATTGGTAAAAACCCTTTTGCAATTAGAAATCCGCTTATAGATAACAGCAATTGGGGTCACTACTTTGAATGTGATAAATGCGGTTATATAGATTATAGAAAATATGATTTTAAAAAAGAACTTTTTGAAATCTTAGTTTAAAGGATTATCAGCTCCGTGAACTTCCCAATGAAGATGAACAGCTCCTGCGGGTATACAGTGTCCAGTAGCCCCCATAAGCCCCAGAATTGCCCCCTGTTGAATTTCTTGACCCTCAAATATATAAATAGCCGATAAGTGTGCATACAGAGTTTCTACGCCCTCTGAGTGGGCAATTATAACATAGTTGCCCAAACCGCCATTATAGCCTTTGCCAACTTTGGTGATGATGCCAGAAGCAGAAGCTATAATATTTCCTCCACTAGCATTCGCTATATCAACAGCATTTCTTCCGTGATACTTTCCCCAAGATATTCCAGTAGCAGGGCAAATAAAAAAGCCCAAACTTTCACTAGCAATAACATTTCTTTTTTTAGATGATGTTATTTTTTTTGGTTTAGACTTAGGTGGTATTGTATATTCAAATAAAGTATAATCAGATCCACCGATTATTTCTTCATCAATTTCTTCTATAAGTATTTTATTTTCTTTTAAGGTATTATTTTTTGTTAAATAATACGATAGAAGCGGAGGTATAACGAATGCTATAATTATTGCAGGTATGAAAATACGCTTACAAATAAATTTTCCCTTAATAACATATACGCTTATTCATATCTTTGCGAAAATATCTTTTGAATATACTAATAAGTTTTTATGTTATTTGCTTAATATTTTGATAATTTCATCTAAATCATATAAAATTTCATCAAGTTTTTCATCAAGTTCTTCAAAATCTTCATCATCAAGTTGCTCTGGTTCGCTCAAATCTGCGTTCTGCGGGGTTTTAAGCGATAACCCCATATAAGATACCATTTCATCTGAAATCGCCTTAGAAATCAAATCATCGTTATTCGGATCAAGAATTATCTTTGCATCAAATTCACTATCTAAAAATCCACATTCAAGAATTATAGCATCACATTTAGTATCTCTTATAAAAGCATACTTATCACTATATTTAACTCCCCTATTTTTCATACCTGTATAATCGCTAATTCTTTTAACTATATTACGGCATAATAAACCAATTTTAGCATTTCCAGTATATACCCAACCTTCTACACCCCTTGCATTATGTTTTTTAGAAGCGTTAAAATGAATTTCAATCGCAATATCGCCAGATTTACAATTTTTATTTATCCATTTAATAGTATCAGTTAATGAAAAATCATCATTATCTTTTACTACATTTATATTATATGGTAAAAGGTTAGTTGATACTTCATCTCTTGTTTCTCTTGTTTGCCGTTCTTCTGTTGTATTAAAATATGCCGCCCCTACTGATTTTTTATTATGTCCCGCACAATTAAAATATGTAATCATTGTTTTATCTTATAACCTGTTATAGTTTTTAACAACTTAGCGAAAAATGCAACACTTACAGCAGTTGCTCGCATTATCTTCCCACTTGCGTGTTCTATCTAAGTATATAATCCCAAACCAAACGAATGGCTTGGATACTTGATAAAAGCTATAAACTAACTATGCGGAATTGTTTTAATAGTTCGGGCGTTGGTTGCCCTATTCTTCTTTCAGAATGTCATTCGCTAAGTTGTTAAAAACTACAATATTTTTTTAATTACTTAAAACTAAGCAAAGTTATATATAAATTGCAATTTACATATAATCTGAGATAGCATAATTACCTTTATGTTTCAAATAATACGCTTTTATACGCATTTACGCATAAAGATAACCGTTAACGATATACTTTTGTTTAGTTGTAAAAAATTGAACTATAATAACCCAAATTTTACTGCCACAAATGCACAAGTGCTTAATATAAAAATAATAATTGTTATCCAAACTTTCCTATTTATTGATGTTAGCATATCTTCAATACCTTTAGAAGCAAACTTGCTTTCTGCTTTATCTTTATATTCTTCTAAGCTAACCCTTAATTCTTTATGTTCGTTTCTGTTTAAATCTTTTTGTTCAAATTTTATATTAGCATTATTTATAAAATCTTTCAATTCGTTATGTATTTTATCTAATACTTCATCGTGGTTTTCCATTTTTTTATCAATGGCTTTCATATAATCTTTCATAGTTGATACTTCTACATTTAATTTATTAAGTTCTATCTTTGTTTCTTCTGCTGGTTTAATATGTTCTCCGTATGATTTAAACCCTTGATTATATGCAACTGAAATTAATTTTTCGTTGCTTTCTTTTAATTTATCTATTGCTTTTATAATATCACTTTCCATTTTACGCTGCGGTGTATGTTGTGCCTACACCTTCGCTCCCTATTTCATCTAGTTTTGTATTTACATTCACTATTGATTGAATAATCCCTGATTTTACTGGTTCTGCTATAACCCTTGCCCCATCTAATCTATATTGAACTTCTGTAATTTGCATATCATCGTAAATTGTATTTGCCAAAGCGTCATTAACGCCACGCAATTTGAAAGTATCGCCTGGACGGATACTTTCAATATCATATCCATCACTGCTTTCATTATTATCAATTATATCCATTTCAACACGAACATCTGGATTTTTCATTTCATTTATAATTCTATTTCCTATTTTATCTGCAATATCTGTGTTTATAATACTTTTATTTTGTATTTTTAATGTTCGTGTCCCATATAGATTAACTGAATTATTATCTGTATACATTCTGTATATCGGTGAACCTGTATCACGATTGTATATTAACACGAAATTAACGATTGTGTCAATGCGTTTTTCTACCTTTAAACTTGAAAGATGCTTGCCAAAATAAAAGGTGTGTTCTGTAATTGCATCACTTCTAAAATTGAAAACATTATTTTCATCTAAATACCAATACCATAATGCTGATGGTGATAATCCTTTTACTGTATTAATTGCATCTAAATAAGTTCTTGATGTAAAAGTATAAGTTTCTGTTGTGTTTGTATCTTTACATTGCCCTGCTGTTGTTGTAATAATCGGATTAGTTTCTTCTGCTTGCCACCTTGTTATTATCGCTCTCATAACAAGTCCTAAATCCGCTACTGAACCAGCCGCAGCAGTTGTTAATCCTGCTGTTGTATCTGTATAAAGTGTTGTTTGTGTGCTATTTTTCAAAACTGCTTTTGATAATCGGGTTTGTTGCCCTAATAATTGTATATCTACTTTTTCTTTTCCGCCTTCTGTAATTGGACGAATTGTTGAAATATATCCTGAATAAATAAGCAAATTTTTAGCATCTTCATCGTTTATATAAATTTCTACAATATTCCCTAATGATACATCTTCATCTTCGCCATAATTATCAAATGCTCTTGCTAAAATAAGTTGGCAGTCACTATTCCCAGCATTTATTCTTTTAGTAAAACCGCTAAATGTAACATCGTCCCAAAAATATGGATAGCCGTTACTATCTTTTAAGATTTCACCAGAACTATCTTTGACTTTATAAAATAATGTTTTCATAAATATGTTGGATAATAATCAAGATCAAGAGTAAAATTAAATCCAGGTGTTGCTCCACCTATATATAATCTAAATGGATATGCTTTAGTTGATATTGTCCAAGTTGTCCCACCGTCATCTGTCGTAGCACCAGTCCCCTTACTATATTCAGCACCATACCCAATCACAAAACAATTTGAACTATCACCCCCAGATGCAGATGCGGCAAATCTTAACCAATATGTAGTGTTAGCTTTTATCCCAGTAAATGTGCTATTTGTATAATCTTCTACCCAATCAAGACTTGTTGTTACCTCTCCAGCAGATATTGCTCCATACGCTTGTGCGTGGATTAAAGTCCCTGATGGCTCTCCATTATTATCAGTTTCTATTCTCCAATTTAAGTTCCCAACTGGTGTCCCTGTTTTTTTAATAAAACAAGCCATTTTTCTATATGTATCATCAGAATGTTTTGTTTTAAAACTTACGGCTCTTTCAATGTCATTAGCACCATCATTATATATAGCAACACCATACTCATAACTATCAAAATGTTCATCTAATATTTCTCCAACATCTATTCTCAATCGCCTATTCGCCAATGGGGAATAATCTAAAAAATCACCTATAAAATTATCATAAACACCATTTATCGTTTTTGCATCGCAATCTATAGTTCGTCCAGAGATTAACCCAGTTCCACCTCTTGTTAAGATAAAATAATCGCCAGTTATTGTATTAGTTACTTTATATCCGTGTATCGTCCCACTGTTTGTTGTTATTGTTATCAAAGGGCGTATTCTTGATGAACCACTACTTAAATTCATAGTAGTGTTAGTGTATGGCGTTGATGTTACTGACAAAGCATTTATAACTGGGGTTAAACTTGTAGCTTTACCTACACCACTTGGCACAACAAAATCAACACTAAAATTAACTGATGAAACATTATAATGGTTTCTATCGCATATAAAATTTCTTGGCGTTGCTACATATCTTCTTGTCCCGCCTGCCCAGCTAACATCTAAATTTTTTTCGCTTGTATTAAATAAATTTTTAAGTGTATCAATTTTACTATCTAAATCTGATTGTGATGAACCTACTATATATCCCCTTAATGGTATTGTTTTATATGGGAATCTTTCATTAACTAATATACCACCTGTTTGTTTAATATGCGGGATTATATTTAATTCTCTATTCGGTGTGCTTTCGTGTTTAACAAATTCTGCATTATAAGTTGCGTTTTCTAATTCAGTTGAATTATATTGAATGCTCACGGAATTATCCTTTCTAAGATATCAGCGTTTCATAGAGCTTGCCTTAATAAATTAAGGGCTTATCTGCTCTCCACGCGGGGCAGTTCCGCAACCCCTTGTTTTAAAATATTTTTAGCGGTTTTTAATGCTTGCGATAAGATATTCTTACCAGCATTAACATCGCGGTCGTGTTTTGCTTTGCATTTTGGGCATTGCCATTCTCTAATATTTAATGGCAAACTATCTAAAACAAATCCACACTTGGAGCAAGTCTTCGATGAAGGGAAAAATCTGTTAATTTTGATTACTTTTCCACCTATCCAACTTTGTTTATATGTAATTTGCCTTACTAATTCAGCCCAACCTACATCTGATATTGCTTGCGATAGTTTTCTATTCTTCATCATATTTATAACCGCCAAATCTTCTAATGCAATTATCGCGTGGTTTTTGCTAACAATCGCTTTTGAAGTATGATGAAGATGATTATTCCTTATATTACTAATTTTATTGTGCAATATTGCTAATTCAAATCTTGCTTTCTTTCTTCTATTACTTCCTTTTTTCTTTTTAGAAAGTATTTTTGATTTCTTTCTTAATTGTTTTAAATTTGATTTTAATGGTTTGCAATTCTTGTATTTATCGCCATCGCTTGTTATAGCCAAATCTTTAATACCTAAATCAATTCCTATATTGCCTTTTAACTTTACTTTTTTAACTTCTATATCTTCCATTACAGAGGCGAACCATTCTCCAATTGCATTCCTTGATATAGTTAAAGTGCCTACTGGGTTTTCTGTAATTCTACCCCTAAATTTCAAATGTAATTCTTTAGAAAAAACTATCTTATTATTTTTTATATGCCACCCATTAATTTTTCTTATTGATTGCCTACTATATTTTCTTTTAAACTTTGGGAATTTTGCTTGTTTCCTAAAAAATTTATTATATGCAGTATCTAAATTCCTTAATGATTGTTGGAGTGGGACAAACGGTATATTTTTTAGCCAACTTGTATTGTGTCTTAAAACTACTAATTCTTTTGAAAGTTTATTATATGGGATATTTTTACTATTTTTTAAATATTCAGTTTTCTTTCTATCAAGAAAATAATTATATACAAATCTACAAGCACCAGCATATTTTAATAATTCTTGTTTTTGTATATTGTTAGGATATAACTTTATTCTATAACTCTTACACATATCTATATTATACAAAATATTTTATTTTTTGTCAAAATTGAATGCTCATTGTGTTAATCCTTGAACTCCTAGTATACTTTGTTGCCTTAATACTTCTATAATATCATTTTTAAATGTTTCTTTATCTTCTATTCTTGCTCCGCTAAAATCAAAGTTAAGAATATTTTGTGCTAACCCTTGTGATGGCATACCAGCTTTTATCCAATCTATAGGAAGTGGTGCTTGAAACCCAGGTGTTTCTCTGGCTGGTAAATCTAATCCCATACCAGTTATTTGTTTTTCAACTACTGCTTGTCTTTGTAATGCTCTTAATTTAATAGTATTAGTATCAAGTATTTTTTCTTCTGATTTTAATTGCCTTATTCTTTCTTCTGCCTGTTCTATTTGTGTTTGTTCTGCTACAAATCTTTTATCAAGTGCTTTTATTTCGTCCCCGTGTAATGCCATTCTTTTTTCAATTTCTTTATTAGTAAGTTGTTCGCCTAAAAATGTTCCCATTAGCAAACCACGCTCTTGTTTAATCTCGTCTTGTAATTCTTGCCTTTTACTAATCATATCTTCTAATGCTGATACTTCTTCATCTCTTTCACCAAAAAATTCATCTTTTAACCTTTGAAGATTATCCACCGTTTTATTTACATATTCTTTCCACGCTTTAGATGCTTCTTTTGCTGCTTTTTCTGCTTCTTCTGATGCCTCTTTTGATGCTCTAGCCATTGCTTCTTGTGCTTCTTTCGCATCTTCCGCCATTTCTATTTGTTTCGCTCGCCATTCTAATTCCATCCCCCACGCCCTTTTTATCGTTTCTTCTTGTATTTTTTTATATCTCGCCATCCTTTCTTCATCAGTCTCGGTGATTTCTTTGGTAACCCGTTTAGTCATATCTCTAAGTGATAAAAGTCCATCTTTTATCCATTTGAATGTAAAAAAACTTTTTATACTATCAATCAATGATTTGAAAAAATTTTTAACCCATCCCCAAGTCCCTGCTCCACCAGTTTTAAACCAATTAGCTACTGCCTTCCAACCATTTTTAATTTTATCCCAAGTATCTACTACAATTTTTTTTAATTTATCAAAATTTTTTATAATAGCTATTATCCCTGCGGCTAATGCACCAGCGATTACACCAGTTATTAAAAATGGTGCTAATGATAATGCTAATGCACTAAAGGCAGTTGCTGCTGAAATAACAGCTGGTGCTAATGCACCCATTATTATCCCAGAAACAACAATTAATGTAGTTTTATGTTCTTTTAAATATTTAGTTATATCTTCAATTCTATTTATCCATTTTGGAAGTTTATTATCAACTATATCTATTGCCATTTGAACAAATTGCTTTCCCCATTCTAATAATTTTTGTCCTTCACCTCTTAAAAATAATTCCCAAGCGTCTTTAAGATTAGAAATCATACCATTTAATGATTTCGATTGTTTATCCATTAAATTATTAAATTTACCACCTTCAGAGGACATAGAAATAAATGCTTTTTCAACTTCTTCAAACCCTATATCACCAGCAGAAACCATTTCTGCTATTGCGGATTTAGAAACGTTTAATTGTTTTGCAAGTTCTGCAACTAATGGAACACCAGCTACTGAGAAATCTCTTAATTCCCTACCTGTTAATTTCCCTTGTGTTTTTACTTGTCCAAAGTTTAAAGCTAATCTTTCTAATGGTACACTTAACCCTGCTGAAATATCACCTAATGCTTTTAATGTTGGCATTATCTTAGTGCTAGATATTCCCATTGCTAATAATTGTTTTGTATTTGCTTCTATCCCAGCTAATTCAAAAGGTGTTCTTTTAGCAAATTCAGCAAGTTTATCAAGCATTGTTTCTGCACGGGTTGCACTACCAAGCATAGTTGTAAAAGCAATTTGGCTTTGTTCAAATGTTCCAGCTGCATCTAACATTTGTTTGCCCATATAACTAGCAGCACCAGCAACAGCAGTTAGCCCAATAGCAAATCTATTAGAAGCCTTTATAGCTTCTTCATTTTTTTTACTAAAAGAAGAAATATTATTAGTAAGTGTATCTAATTCTTTTGATACATTTCTAATGGCTTTTTCTGCTTCAGTTTTAACCCTAATAAATATATTTAAACTATTATCTGCTGTCGCCATTTATTTTTTTCTATCACTTTCAGCTTTTTTGCTGATTTGTATTTTGTATTCAATCAATGCCTCTACAAATTCAATATTTTGGTTTAAAAACTCTTGTTCCGTCCAGCTCATTTCACTGCACAACCATAGTTTTGTCGCAAGATAGCTCCTTTGGTTTAGCCATATCGATTTCGCTATTTCTCTTCTTGCTTCTGCTCTAAAAAACCGTTTTTAATATCCGCACTTTTAATGATAAAATTCATATCAGATATATTTAATTTCCGTATATTATCATATACTATCGGCAATGGGTTTTCATCTTTATCAGTAAAATTCCAACTAACTATCATCTTTTCAAGCATTATTATTGAACGCTTAAAATCATCTTCTTCTATATTAACTTCTTCAAGATCACCTACGGACATACCTTTTCTAATTGTTAATTTTACTTCTTTATTACTTGGCAAAATAATATCTATTTTTTTGATAGTATCTTCTATCTTTGGCATTTGATTTATCCTTTCGTTAATTCCTGCTTCAATACCTCGCTAATGCGACAGCTCCACAGGCTCTACCCGTTTCAACAACGGTGAATTATTTATTAAGTTTTGATTTTGTAATGCAAATTTTTTAATGTTATTCGATGCAAGTATATCCCTATCGTGGGTTACTTTACATTCTGGGCATTCCCATTCTCTATCTGAAAGTTTTAATTCTTTATTTATATACCCACAACTACACATTTTGCTACTTGGTTCAAATCTACCGATTGTTAATAGATTTTTGCCATACCATTTGCATTTATAAGATAATTGCCTTACAAATTCGCCCCAACTAACATCACTAATTGATTTTGCTAAACAGTGGTTCTTTATCATTCCATTTATGTTTAGATTTTCAATAGCGTATGTATCAACTTGGTTATCGTTGGTTAGCTTTGAAGTTAGATTATGTAAGAAATACGACCTTTGATTTGATATTTTGTTATGTATTTTAGCTACTTTATATCTTGCTTTTATTCTATTGTTACTACCTTTTTTCTTTTTGCTTAATCTTTTTTGAAGAATGGCTAATCTTTGCTCTGATTTTCTTAAAAATTTCGGATTATCAATTTTTTCTCCACTTGATAGAATAGCAAAGTGTTTTATCCCTAAATCAATCCCAACAGTTGTTTTCTTATTGATATTTCTGGTATGCTCTAATATATTATTGGTATCTATAATATATGAAACAAAATATTGGTTTATATTATTTTTACTTATTGTTGCTTTTATTATTCTCCCATCAAATTTTCTGTCTATTTTAGCTTTAATACTACCAATCTTTATAAAAGAAACTTTGTTATCTTCTATTCTATTACCTTGTGGTATACTAAACGAGTTTTTTTTCTTCTTTGATTTAAAATTTGGAAACCCTTTTTTCTCTCTAAAAAATCTTGTGAAAGCATTATCTAGTTGGCGTAATTCCATCTGTAAAGATTGCGAATTAACTTCTTTTAACCATTCTCTATCATCTTTTAATTTAGGGATTTCTTTTATTAAATCAAAACAACTTATCGACTTGTTTCTTCTCTGATATAGTTTTATTTTTTTATTCAAACTATAATTATATAACCATCTTGTAGCACCAAAATGTTTTTCTAATAATATTCTTTGTTTATTATTAGGATATAACCTATATTTTATTCCTTTTTCCATATATAGATTATAATATATCTCTGTAAATTGTCAACTATATCTTTGGCATATTTTTAACTTAGTTGATTAAAAGCTGGGCTAGCGTAGCCCAGCTATAAATTTTAAGTATAACTTGCTGTTTCGTTAGTTATTATAACGGTTATAGAACTTGATTGTCCGCTATCATATCCTGCTTTCCAAGATGGTGTTTCAGCATAAAATCCATCAATTCCTGTTTCAACTGAATGATCTGTAAAATAAACACGTGGTATTCTGATCTGTATTTCTGCTGTTTCTGAATTTCCAATTGATGCACCTGTGATTGATATTACCATTGCTTTTTTATCAAGTGTTTCATAAATATCTTTTTGTGTTTCAGATTCAAAGAATAAACTAAAATCACCTGACAATTCAAAGTTTCCTAAACTTACTACATTTACATCGTTTGAACCGCTTAAATAATGTGCTTCTGCATTATTATTTATAGTTAGCGTAAATCCTGTTAATGGTGTTGCTTCTGCACTATCTGCCGCGGTTAAATCATCACCGAATTTAACAGTATAATCTTTAAAACTTAATATTCTTTCTTCTGTTAATGATTTTGAACCTGAGCCTGCTATTGGGAATTTACTAATCCAATCGGTTGATATTGTAAATTCACCATCGCTAACAGCTAATGTAGTTGAATTTGCTGTTGCATAAAGATATTTTTCAGTATCAACTACCCTATACGATGTAAGTGTTGCTGTTTTCGGTGCGTTTGCAGCTTTCCTTGTAATAGTATGCTCATAAACTGCCGCTTCACCTGATGCAGCTGTTGTTGAAACTGAGCCTAATGCTGGTATAAGTAGATAAGGTGCATTTTCTACATCTACAAAACATTCGGTAGTCCCTTCCCCCCTTGTTTTACCTATTATAGGACCGCCTTCATCTGATGTTGATGAACCAGCAGATACAGCTTCCCTTAATCCCCTTGCTGCATTATCTTCTATTGGTTCCATAACACTTTTTAAAGTGCAAGTTCTAAATGGTATATATTTTTCTGGTTCATTGTCATCACCTGCTGATGCGTTAAGTGCTATACCAAGCCATCCTAACCGCCCACTGTTAATTGGCATATTTATCCTTTCTTTTTAATTCGGGTATTACCCGTTTTACGGAATTTATCCGCTTGTACTAGCTTGATGAACGGATTTACAAGCATATACTTTGCTATGCTATCTGGCACATTCAATATTTCGCTAGATTGTATATTTAATCTTATATCAGAAAACGATAATGTTTTCGGATAAGTATTTATAATTTTTTTCATTATGTTGGTCTATTGTTAAATCTTGTAATTGTTATTCTTATAGATGCTTCTATCGTTATCAACTGTTCTGGTCGTGGTCGCCCTTCACCTATTCTTGAATATTCTATACCAGCAATATTATTTATCTGCCAATTATTACCTAATTGTAGATTATCCCTTAATTGATATAAAACTGTATCTGATTGCAATGTTCCACTGCTGTTTCTTTCTTCCATAATATTTATTAACGCTTTTACCCCAACCATTTCATCAAGTTTTTCTCCAAAATAACTTTTAATATTTTCTATTCCAACTATATCTATTTCAAATATATTAGCATCCCTTGTATTATCTGCCACATCTACACCTGTTAATACGGGAACTACTGCTACACAAGGAAGTTGCGATGTTGGTATCATATACGGATCGCCAATAAAAATCTTTTTCACTTTTCCTGTGCCTATATTTGTTCTTAAAATATCTTTAATTTTGGTTAATGAATTATACACCTATTTTCTCCGTTTTTGCAATATATCTACAACATATCTTTGAAAGATTTTAAATATCTGGGTTCTTCTTTCTCTATCCATCCGCATAGTAACCCTGCGTGGTATTACTCTTCTTGGTGCTGAACTTTGATGATATGGATAATAACTTGTAGGATTTGATATAATAACTTCGCTTTTTCCCATTTTCATTTTAAAACTTCTTTTCATTGTGCCTGTTCTGTTAAGCGGTCCCGCTCCTAAATATCCTAATTTCTGTTTTGCCCTTATTGTTGCTGGTTTTAACGGCTTCCACGGCTTGCCGAATGTTTTCCCTTGCGTATTATAATTGTCTTGGATTGCTTTTAAAAATAACCTTCCACTTTGTTTTAATGGCTGATTGATATTTTTTAATCGCCTATTTAAAGAAATTAGTATTTCATTTACATTTTTTACACCCGTAACATCTATTTCAATCATAGCTACCTCCGTGTGCTACTTAGTGGATTATCTGGATTTGCCGCTTTAAACTGTTCATTTTCAAGATTAAATAGTTCGCCTTTATCATCTTTATCATCATCATAATCATTACTATATGATGCTTGTGCGTTGCTTGATTTGCCTATTAACTCATTGTTGCTATCTAATAATTGTAAATCGCCATTAAGTATTTTATTAAGTAATTTTTCAGCACGAGCAATTTTTGAAGTACCTGTTTTATTTATATCAATATCATCTTCTACCCCATATTCTGTTTGTAAAAGGTAACCTGCACTTAATAATGTTGCTATATATGTTATAATTTTTGGTATATTTGATGTAAAAGGAACTGAATAAATACCTGCTAACATTCCGTTAATCAATCCTTCCGCTTCTAATCTATAATTATATACTAAATCATCATCTATATAAGGGTTTTTAGCCATTCCAGCTTCTCTTTTTATCTTAAAAAGTGATGCATAATTTCTTGAATCACCTGCATATTGTGCTATTGCATCATCAACAGCTGTATTTACATTAGTTGTTGAATTAAAATATGTTGCTTTATATACGCTTGTAGTAACGCCATTAGAATCTTCTAACATTGTCCCATTTGGATTATCAACTTCTATTGTTTTTGGCGAACCTTCATCAATTAATTGTGTATATACGCTTTCCCCTGTATTTTTACGCCAGAATTTTCTTTTATTGAAAAGTGTTTTTACGGCTATATCATATTCTTTATGGTTATATAAAAGGTTACTTTTAAATGTTACTGTTAATCCTGATATACTATCTATTTGTAATATTTCAGCAGTTTCTGAACCCATTGTCCCTAATATTATATAATCATTTACTAAAACAGTTGTAACATTTTTAAATGCTACATCTGCTTGCCCAGAACTTGCATCGGCTGATAATTCAAGCCGTTCTGTTAAAATATGGTCTTCAGTTATCGCAAATAAAGTATTCAATGGTTTACTTTAATTTCGTTTTCTATAACGGTTATAGTTATATTATAGCATAATTTGATTATTCAATCAATTTTAATTTATTGTTGTATGTAATTTATGTTCGCTATTTAATATAGTGTACCCTCTGAAATACAATGTTATACTTGTAGTTAAACTTGTTGATGATGATGATGTGGATGTTATTGAAATAGATGTGGAACTACTGCTTGTAGAAGATGAAAGCGAAGTTGAAGATGTTGAAATACTAATTGAAGTTGAAACCGAACTTGAACTTGTAGAAATACTTGTTGAAACGCTTGTGCTACTGGAAGAAGTAGAAATACTTGTAGATGATGTACTTGTTGAAATGCTTGTGCTACTGCTAGATGTTGAAATACTTGTGGACGAAGTACTGATTGATGTTGAGATTGATGATGAAGATGTAGATGTAGAAAATGAAATGGAACTGCTGGAAGTGGATGTGCTTGATGTAGAAATACTTGTTGATGTTGTTATTTCTGTTGTGCTTGTAGATGATGAAGATGTGGAAAGCGAAGTACTGCTACTGGAAGTTGATGTAGAAAGCGAAGTTGATGATGTGGATATGGATGTTGAAATACTGGAACTGGAAGTTGAAAGCGATGTGGAAGATGTAGAAATTGATGTGCTTGATGAACTCGTAGAAATTGATGTTGAACTGCTAGATGTGCTAGTTGAAATGGAAACAGAGCTACTGGATGTTGAAATGCTGGTAGAAGAAGTTGAAACAGAAGTTGAACTGCTACTTGTAGATGTTGATGTGGTTGGTTCTATCCGAGCATCATAATTATCTTGGGTAAGCCCGATTGGATTGCTATCAGGCGAATTAAAACTATCTAAAACTGTTAAAGAGAAACCTGAATGTTTATAAATTTTATCTGAAGCACTATCTGAACTATACAGATAATTATCATCAATAGTTAACCCAAGTGGGCTAGTTGATGGCGATGCAAAACTATCTAAAATAGTTGATGAAAACCCAGAATATTTATAGAATTTATCAGTGTTATTATCTGAACTATATAAATAATTATTATCAATAGTAAGCCCGCTTGGGACAGGAGTTGATGGCGATGCAAAACTATCTAAAATAGTGCTTGAAAATCCACTATGTTTGTAAAATTTAGGAGAATTCCATTTAGAACTATACAAATATTTATTATCGACAGTAATACCTCTTGGGTTATTTGATGGTATATTTATACTATCTATAATAGTTGGAGAAAATCCTGAATGTTTATAAATTTTATTAGTGTCATCATCTAAACTATACAAATGATTATTATCAATAGTAATCTCACGTGGATATGTTGAAGGAGAAGCAAAACTATCTAAAATAGTTGATGAAAATCCTGAATGTTTATAAATTTTGTCAGTATTATAATCACTACTAATTATATCCCCTTGTAAAATAGTGGTTGTTGAAATACTTGTAGATGAAGTGGAAATTGATGTAGATGTTGTTATTTCTGTTGTGCTTGTAGATGACGTGGAAATAGATGTTGTAGATATTGATGTGGAACTAGTAGATGTTGAAGTTGTTGTTTCCATTCTTGCATCATAATCATCATAAGCTAAGTATTGTTCATTAGTTGTTACGAAACTATCTAATACTGTAGTAGAAAATCCAGAAAATTTATAAATCTTATTCCCACTATCTGTTATACATAAATTTGTATTTATTGCAGTGATACCATTTATTGTATAACTGCCGTGATTAAAACTATCAAGTACAGTCCCACCAAATGCAGAACTTTTATATAAATTTATACCAGTTAAAGGTGAATATGCCACTGAATAGTAAAAATAATAAAAATCAATTGTAATCCCTTTTGCTTCTATCCCATCAGTTGAAAAACTATCTAAAATAGTTGCAGAAAATCCTGAGAATTTATAATGTTTTGTATTTTCAAAATTATTATCACTTACATAAAAATAATTATCATCAACAGTTATCCCGTCAGGATTATTTATCCCAGTTGCAAAGCTATCTAATATTGTGTTTGAAAAACCTGAATGTTTATAAACTTTATCTGAATCACTATCTATACTATAAAAATAAGACCCATCGTGTGTTAATCCTTTTGGGGCAGTTGATGGTGATGAAAAACTATCTAAGATACCAGCAGAAAAACCGTTATGTTTATAAAATTTATCATTATTACTATCACAACCTATTATATTACCTACTAGTATTGTAGTTGTAGAAGTAGAAGATGATGAAGTAGAAACTGATGTACTTGATGAACTTGTAGAGGTTGAACTTGTAGATGTAGTTGCAAAATCCCAACCAGTATTATCCCCGCTATCTACTGAATTTACCCCAGCATACCAAGTATCTTCTGGCATTGCTGTGCATTTACTAACATCTATATAATCACATTCTATCGTTCCACCACCAGCTTTTGTAAGTGTATAGGCAATATCATCATAACTTGTAAGTGTGATTAAATTTCCTTCTGAACCATTAGCTGTAAAAGTTGTTACTGTTTGTGTAGTATCACCCGTAAATTGTGTTTCTCTACCAGCATCTATTTTAATATCATTAAAAGTATTTGTATCTGTAAAAATAAGTTTTCCGCTTCCTTCTGTTACATTCCATAAATTATAATAAGTATGGTGATCTCCATAAAAATATTTATCTATACTAGAATTATTTGTTAATTTTATTAAAGAAGTATCAGCATTTATTGTTAAATCATATGGATTAGCTGTCCAAGAACCTCTATGCCCATCTAATATCCAAGTTCCACTTCCCATATTTATTGTTCTCTCTGCCCCAACGTCTACCCAAATACCAGCTATATTTAAATTATAATTATTAGCATTAAATGTCCCATTCGCTATAAATAGTCCGCCTAATGTATTATTATCAACTGTTTCTCTTGCAGTTGATAATAAATTATCTTGTAATGTTAATGTTCCACTAGGGGCATCCAAACCAATACGGCAATTAAATGATACTCCATTACTTGTTAGTGTATAACTATCCCTACCTTCAAAAAGTAATGTCATCCTATAATAATGTATTGTGGTTTCTCCAAATGTAAGTGTCCCCATTGTTAAAGAACCAAAAATTGAAATAAAATAATAAGTATCATATCTGTCCCAAGACGTAATATCTAATATAGGGTTATCAGTTATATTCGCAAAAGTTATATTTTTGCCAATTCTACCCCTATCAACTGTTATAACCTGGCTATCAGTATCCATTGAATTAGCGTCAAAAACTACATCATCTTGTGGTAATGGAACTCTACCTGCTCCACCTCCTCCATTTGTTGCTAAAAACCATTTAGTATTATCTGACCAATCGCCAGTATTTTTATACCAATATTGTGTAGCTGGTGTTGTAAAAGTAATATCAGTATTCCCACCACAATCACCTGAACCACCAGTTATACTAGATAAATCCCAATCATCTGCACCAGCACCTAAAATATCTTGAAAATCGGTATAAGATGCTGATACATTAGCAGCTGTTATCGTTCGTTGTGTCCCCTTAGAACTAGAATAAACTAATAATGGGACAGTTGAAGAACCAGTTAATGTAAGCACACCAGTTATAGTTTGGTCTCCATATAATCTCAATGTATCAAATTCTTCTACAATATACGATTTCTCTATTCGTTCATATCCACGAAAAGTAGTTGTAAAAGAAGCCCCTGAATCTTCTACGGTATTTGTTTTTATCAAATTAGTGAAAGTGTTTGCACCAGTAATAATAATTCTAGCATATGCACAAGTAAATTGTACTTCATAATATGTTAGCCCACCACCATAAAACATTATACTATAACTTGTAAAAATAATAGTTGAAGTTCCAGCATCAAAAGTTAAATTTGTTATAGTATTAATATCCCAAGCAATCAAACCAGAACAAGTTATTTCGCTTGAACCTAATGTTAAACTTCTTGTATTGCTATTACTACTCTCAAAACCATCACAAGTAACTGTTTGGTCATTAGTAACAAAAGAACCATTAGTAAGTGTTATAGTATTTTCTGAAATATTAAATTCATCTTGCAATGTCCATTCTCCGCTAACACCATCAAAATAAATAGGATTATCAGCAGTATTGCCAGCCAAAGTTATTGTATGCCCAGCATCTGTTGCTTTAAAATAAATACTTCCAGTGCTTGAATATACCATTCCATCAACTAATGTTAAATCCCCATATATATATAAAGTTTCAGTCCCAGCGAATGTAACTGCACCTGATGATGGCTGTGCAAATGTTAAATCTTTAGAATAAAAAGTTTTATCTACTGTTACTGTATAAGCATCGTTATGTGAGTTACTATCAAAATAAGTATCATCTGTTATACCAGGTGAAGTATGCCCAGCTGAACCGCTAGAAGTTAGCGACCAATGATTTGTGCCATCTGACCAATTACCAGCCCCGCCTACCCAATATCTTATAGCAGTTGGGAATGTTATACCGCTATTATTCCCTAAATTTTGTGCGGAAGTAGGGACTGCGGGAGTTCCAGCACCAGCACAAACTATATCTTTAAAAGAAGCATAATTTATTGTAAAAGTGGCGGCGGTTATTGTTCGCTGTGTTCCGCTTTCATTTGACCTTACAAAAATAAGATTAGTTACAGAATTACTTGTTAAAGTAAATGTTCCAGTTATAGTTTGATTTGCTGATAATGTTAATCTATTATCTAATGTAGCTGTTCCTGTACGTGTTAATGTTGTAAAAGTATTTGCACCTGTTATTGTATGTAATTCATCATTAAGTTGAACTTCATAATAAGTTTCACCATTCCCATTAAAATTTCCTGAATTAGCAACTATTATTGTTGAAGTTCCCTCTATAAGTGTTAAACCAGAGCCAGAATATGTAAAACTTCCACAATTTATCGTGCTTGAACCAAAATCTAATGTTCTATTTTCTGCTCCAGAAGTAATAAATGAACCAGTGACTGTTAATGTTTGGTCATTTGTATCTAATGTCCCTTCTGTATGTGTTAGTGTTCCAGCTGATACTGCTTCTGTAATTGTGCAAACACCTGATTTTATATAAACATTATTATCAGAAGTTGGAACGCTAGCCCCGCCAGCTCCGCCATCAGTTAGCGACCATTTGCTCCCAGCTGTACTATCCCAATCATCTTCACCCCCTACCCAATATCTTGGGGATGGTTCTGTAAAAGTAAATCCTAATTCAGTAACAACATTTGACATATAGTTAAATATTGTTCGTGTACTGCTCCCTGCGAATAAAAGCCCTACTGCGTTTGTATCACTTGATCGCCCTACTGAACCACTATCCCCACCATCTGCCATATAATCTGTTATAAAACAATCTTTTATAAGTAATACCCCCAAATCTGTATAATTTATATTAACATCTGTATGCTCATATAATACTGTACCTGTTGTATTTTCTGTGGTTCTTCCAGTTTTATAAACAGTATCATCAACTTCTGGGTCAGAATAACTTGTTATAGCTGAACCCCATTGCCCAACATTTGTTACTAATTCATTGTTTGTTATAATTGCTAATGCACCATCAACTGTTGCATTATCTTCTAACGTTACGAAACTATCTAAATATGCGACAGTATCATCTGCCACTCCGCCATCATATACACCTGGTTGATATATAGGGTCGCCAATTTCAGCTGCATTTTCGTGAGCCATTACGTGATTATTACTTAATATGTATCTTCCAATATCTTTATATACAACGCATCCTAATGTCCCTGCTGTTATATCTGGATGTCCAATAGAATAGCCTGGTTCTGCTGGACGTATTTTATCAGTATAAGCCAATGCTTTAATTTCGCCTGTTTCTATAACATCACATTCAACATCTTCTAATGTAGGAGGCAATAATTTATCTTTTGGAATTTCATTTTTCGGAAGTTTCTTTTCAACAAGAAAAACCATACTAAGTTTATCAGTTTTTATTCCATTAGTTGTTTTATAGCCAATACCAATACCAGTTAAAGAATGTTTTTCCATCATTCTTTTAGAATGTTTATTTTTTAATTCTAATATTTTCTTTTTATCTTTAATCATATTTTTTAGCTAAATGCTGATATAAGTGATGTTCGTCCTTTAACAAATGGTATTGTTATACTTGTAGTTAAACTTGTGCTACTGGACGAAGTAGAGCTAGAAATTGAAGTGCTACTGGACGATGTTGAAACCGATGTTGAAGAACTTGAAGTGGAAATGCTTGTGGACGAACTGCTCGTGCTTGAAGAAATACTGGTGCTACTGGACGATGTAGAAACCGAAGTTGAAGAACTGCTAGTGGAAATACTTGTAGAAATTGATGATGAAGATGTGGAAACGGAAGTTGAACTGCTGGAGGTTGAAGTACTGGTACTTATTGAGCTGGAAGATGTGGAAAGCGATGTAGAACTGGTGGAAATACTTGTAGAAATTGATGATGAACTTGTTGAAGATGAAATGCTAGTGCTACTGCTTGAAGTTGAGATTGATGTTGATGAACTGCTAGTTGATATGCTCGTTGAAATTGAGCTTGAAGATGTGGAAATACTGGTGCTACTCGTTGAAATACTTGTAGAAACCGAACTTGAACTTGTTGAAATAGAAGTTGATGATGTGGAAATGCTTGTGGACATACTGGAACTGCTAGTAGAAATAGATGTAGAACTTGAAGATGTGGAAACCGAAGTTGAACTTGTGGAAATGGAAGTGGAAATACTGGAACTGCTTGTACTGATACTCGTTGATGATGAACTAGTGGAAATACTGCTTGATGATGTGCTAACCGATGTTGAAGATGTTGAAATTGATGTGCTGGAACTGCTAGTACTTATAGATGTTGAAATACTACTGGAACTTGTGGAAGTTGAACTGCTAGAAGTTGAAACCGAAGTACTTGAACTGCTTGTAGATGTAGAAATACTTGTGGAACTGCTTGACGTGGAAATACTCGTGCTACTTGTGGAAATAGAAGTTGAGCTGGAACTTGTAGATGAAGAAATACTTGTGGATGATGAACTTGTGGAAATGGAAGTTGATGTGGAAGTTGTTGTAGTCACTCTTTCTGAATAGTTAGCGACAGTTAATCCAGTTGGGTCACTGCTTGGAGATGAAAAACTATCTAATACAGTACTTGAAAATCCACTATGTTTATAAATTTTGTCATCAGCACTGTTAGATGTATAAAAATAATTATTATCTTTTGTTAAGCCAGTTGTCGCCCCAGCTGGGGCAGAAAAGCTATCTAATATATTTGATGAAAATAATGAATTTTTAAATACGTTATCATTAGCAGGGTCTGCTGCATATATATAAGTATTATCAACTGTTATATCTGCAGCAGCGAATGTAAGACTTATACTATTTAAAATTGTTGAAGAAAATCCAGAAAATTTATAAATATCTTGACTATTATAATTAGAACTATAAAAATAATTATTATCAACAGTAACTCCCCAAGGAATTGCAGTTGGAGATGTGAAGCTATCTAAAATTGTATTTGAAAAACCTGAATATTTTATTATTTTATTACTTGCATCATCCGCTGAATATATATAATCATTATCCGCTGTTATCCCACGGACATCAATTACTGAAAAACTATCAATTATTGAAGATGAAAACCCACTATGTTTATAAATTTTATTAGCATCTTGATCTGATGAAAGTATATTACCCATATTAGTTATGCTCCGTTCCTAGAAATGTTCTTCTTAAAAATTGAACAGTTATACTTGTAGTTAGCGAAGTACTGCTTGAAGATGTGGAAAGCGATGTTGAAGAACTTGATGTTGATGTTGTTGTTATAAATGAAACTGACGTGGAACTGCTGGAAGTGGAAACTGATGTCGTAGAAATACTTGTGGATGAACTAGATGTGGAAATACTGCTTGAACTTGTAGAAATGGATGTGGAAGTTGAAATTGATGTTGAAGATGTGGAAATACTGGTGCTGCTAGAAGATGTACTGATACTTGTGGAACTTGTAGAAATACTTGTTGAAACAGAAGTTGATGATGTGGAAATACTTGTTGAAATTGAACTACTAGATGTTGAAAGTGATGTTGAACTTGTGCTTATAGATGTAGAACTGCTTGATGTAGAAATTGAACTACTGCTAGTTGAGATTGAAGTTGAAATTGACGAACTACTAGTGCTTAAACTTATAGATGTAGAACTGCTAGAAGTGCTTGTGGATGTTGAAGATGATGATGTAGAAATACTAGTGCTAGTTGAAGAACTACTTGTAGATATAGAAGTTGAACTGGTAGAAATACTAGTAGAAATGGAACTACTGGAAGTGCTGATTGAAATGCTACTACTGCTCGTTGAAATGCTCGTAGAACTCGTAGAAACGCTTGTGGATGACGATGATGTTGAAGTGGATATAGATGTGCTACTTGTTGAAATACTGGTGCTAGAAGTAGAAATAGATGTAGATGTTGTTATTCCTGTTATTGAAGTAGAAGAACTACTAGTTGAAATGGAAGTTGAACTACTAGATGTTGATGTTGAAGTACTTGTTGAAGAAGTGGAAATTGAAGTGGAACTACTTGATGTTGAAATGCTCGTGCTGCTAGTAGAAATAGAAGTACTGGATGTTGAAATACTTGTGCTACTACTGCTCGTTGAAATTGATGTGCTACTACTTGATGTAGAAATGCTGGTTGAAGATGTAGAAATTGAAGTTGAAGAACTACTGGTAGAAATGGAAGTGGAACTGGAACTTGTGGAAATTGAAGTTGAACTAGTGGAAATCGAAGTTGATGAACTGCTAGAAGATGTAGATATTGAAGAACTGCTTGTTGAAATACTGGTTGATGAAGTAGAAATACTTGTAGAAGATGTAGAAATTGAAGTGGAAATACTGGTGCTGGAAGATGATATACTAATCGATGTACTGCTTGTTGAAATACTAGTTGAACTTGTTGATATGGATGTTGATATACTGGTTGATGAAGTAGAAATGCTAGTTGAACTGCTGCTTGTTGAGCTTGAACTTGTGGAAATTGATGTCGTGGAAATACTTGTACTAGATGAAGATGTTGAACTTGAACTTGTAGATGTAGTTGTCCCTACACGAGCATCATAGTCGTCTTGTGTGATACCAGATGGCGAAGTGGCTGGCGTAGAAAAACTATCTAAAATTGTTGGAGAGAACCCACTATATTTGTAAATTTTATCTGCAGTAAGATCAGAACTATAGAAATAATTGTTATTTTTTGTTATATCACTAACAGAATTACTTGAAGAAAAACTATCTAATATTGTAGCTGAAAATCCACTGTGTTTATAGATTTTATTAGTGTTCTCTGTATAAAGAAAATCTCTATCAATAGTAACCCCAGTTGTGAATGAAGTAAGCCCTGTTATACTATCTAAAACTGTTGATGAAAATCCAGAAAACTTATAAACGTCTGATACCCCATTTGTAATATATATATTTTTATCAAGAACTGTCATCCCTCTGGGTCCGTTCCCAGTGATCCAATTGAAACTATCTAAAATTGTTGAAGAAAAGCCAGAAAACTTATAAATTATTTTTATGCCACTTACAGCACCATAAAAATAATCATTATCAATTGCAACCCCACGTCCAGCATCTTGTGATGCGAAACTATCTAAAATAGTTGATGAAAACCCACTATGTTTATAAAATTTATCTGTAAGAATATCTGTACTTATTATATTACCTACTAGTATTGTAGTTGTAGAAGTAGAAGATGATGATGTTGAAACTGATGTAGTAGAAGAACTTGTACTTATTGATGATGATGTTGAAACAGATGTTGAACTGGAACTTGTGGAAGTACTACTTGATGAAGTTGAACTGCTTGAAGTTGAAATGCTACTGGAAGATGTACTGATAGAAGTTGAACTGGAAGAAGTTGATATACTAGAACTTGATGTAGAAATACTTGTGGAACTAGTAGAAATTGATGTGCTACTACTAGAAGTACTGGTTGAAATGGAACTGCTGCTTGTAGATGAAGAGGATGTAGATATTGATGTAGATGAAGAAGATGTTGACGTTGAAATTGATGTGCTACTACTTGATGTAGATATAGATGTTGAACTTGTAGAAATAGAAGTTGAAGTAGAAGATGTTGAAATGGATGTAGATGAACTTGATGTTGATATACTAGTAGATGAAGTAGAAATACTTGTTGATGAACTGCTTGTAGAAACTGATGTTGAAGATGTGGATATAGACGTTGAACTGCTGGAAGTGCTTGTTGTTGAAATAGTTGTGCTTGTAGAAGTAGTTGCTTCTCCCACAAAAAAATACTTTCTCGGCTTCTCCCAAGCGGCGTAGGGTTCTATGTATAGTGATTGTATTTCTTGGTGGGTTAGGGCTCGGTTGTAGAATGCTGAGTTAATAAATATACCATCTAAACTATGAGCAGCATCATCTCTATATGCTAAATAGAAAGCTAATGAAATAGAAGGCAACACATACGCAGAATATGTAATATCTAATATACCATCTATATATACCATTGTATCTGTGCCATATATATTAGGCTACTTTCTGGGTATATAAATAAAGGTCCATTATCACAATCAAAAATGTATTGCCCAGATGCAGTACCTGGTGCTTTAAAAGTAAAAACCAATGAATACGGGGATGATAAAGCAGTAGGTAAAGCACTATAATCAATTCCCCCTCCAGTACAATCTACTCCACCAATACCCCAACCAGCACCAACAACAGTTCCAGCATTCCCATTCCCACTCATATCATTTAGGAACAGCCCAGATCCCTCGTTCATTATCCACTGACCGACTAAGCCTTTACGATGTGGATGGTCGGAACGAGGCAATAATCCTAAGGGGGGTTTTACTGTTCCTTTATTTGTGTAATCAGTTATCATTCACCAAGCCTCTATTCAATGTCAGTAACTTTAAAAATAA